TAGCGCAGGTGTGCCTTCATTCGGGGTTCGCCAGGTAGATGTAGTCGTCGTCGTGGATCGAGAGATCGAGATCGCGAAGCAGCAGCGTCGCCGCCTCGACGACCGATCTCAACGTCGCATCATCCGCTCGCGCATGTCCTCGGCGCGGCTGTCGCGACCGCCCTCCAGCTTCTCCTCGATCGCGCGGCCGATCGTCGGGCGGCGCTTCTTCGGGCGCGGCGGCACTGACTTGCCCGCGCGCCGGTCCTCGTCGAGCCCGATCGCGATTGCTTGCTTTCTCGACCGGACAATCGGCCCGTTTTTCGAGCCGCTGTGCAGCGTTCCCTGCTCGTACTCGTTGAGCGTTGGACCGACCCCCGGCATGGCTCATTCCTCGGCAGTGGGTTTGCGCGCGTACGCTGGCTCCTTCACTGGAGTCAGCACGATCGACGGCTGCGGCGCTCCGCGCTTCGCGACGCAGGTCGCACAGAACTCCTGGCCCTTCTCGACGTACGTGCCGCACCCCTTGCAGTGCGGGTTCGTGACCAGCTTCGGGCGCGGCTTCGCGGCACGCTCGGCGGCGCGGTTCTCCTTCAGCTCTTGGAGGACGCGCTTGAGGATCGAGGGCATCAGCTTCTCCGGGTTCGAGCACGGTGCCGAGCGAGCGCGCGCTGCTCGGGCGTCTCCGCGCCGTTCGTGTGACCATTCGCGCCGTTCCCGTTCGCGGGCGGAGCGGCGTCATCATCGCGAGCTGCAACCGCAGCGGTCTCGTCCAGCTCGACCACGGTAAACTCGCCCGCTGCAATGCGTTCCGCCATCGGCTTCGGCGACTCGGCGATCGTCGCCTCGGGCGTCTCCATGTACCGATCGCCGTGCGCGATGCGCCGCGCCTGATCCAGCTCCAGCGGCCCCATCGCGAAGATGCCCGGCAGCACGTTGCCGTCGTCGTCGATCACCGAGTGCGTGTGCGGCAGCCCGATCGCGAGCACCGCCGTCAGCGCCTTGACTTGCACGCTGGCGGCGGCTGGGACGACGACGAGCTTCCCGGTCATCGTCGGCACGGTGAACTGCGTCACGCCCATGCCGATGTCGTACAGGCGGCCGATCGCACGCTCTGCGAGGACCGCCTGCACGTACCGTCGAATGACCTTCGAGTTGAGCATCGCCGCGATCTCGTGGCCGATGCGAGGGAGCGCGGCGCTGCCGAGCTTGGCTATCTCGGCGTCGGACATCGGAGGCGGCCCGGACTGGACCGTCGCTTCGGCCGGAGCCGTCACGCGCTTCGAGCGAGCGCGCGGTGGATGTCGAGCGCGCGCAACGTGTCGGCGACGGCGCGGCCAGCGGCCAGCTCCAGCTCGCGGTTCTGCTCCTCGACCGGCAGGCAGTGCCAGTGCGCGGGCAGCTCCAGCTCCAGGCGAGCTGTGCATTGCTTCAGTCGGATTGCCGTGTCTCGGCTGGTGATGTGAAGTCTCATGTTCCCCCAGGCTGGGCAACGAGTTACCCCAGCAATCTCAGGCGTCAGAGTACCCTAGCCGGGGGTTAATCGCAAGCTCTGCAACTACTTGTCCACCGGACTGTCCACCGGACTGTCTAGTGGACCGTCCACCGGACAGTCCACAGGACCGTCCTCGTATGTGTCCACTGGACCGGCACTTAACTCGACTGTTGACAGGACCAATGGTCCGGTTGTAATCTTGAGGCCGGGACCGTCTCCCACTTACTCGAACTGGAGCTACCGATGACCATCACGACCCTGCGCGACGGGATTGCCGCGCAACTCCTCGGGCGCGAGCGCGAGGCTTCGATCATCACCCTGGCGCTGGTCGCTCGCGAGCACGCGCTGCTCGTCGGCCCGCCGGGCACCGGCAAGTCGCAGCTCTGTCGCGCTGCGGCGTCCCTTATCGACGGCTCGCGCTACTTCGAGCGCCTGCTGTCGCCGACCACGGCCCCCGAGGCGATCTGGGGGCCGGTCTCGATCTCCGCGCTCCGACAGGATCGCTACGAGCACGTCACGGGCGGCTATCTCGCCGAGGCGCACATCGCCTACCTCGACGAAGTCGGGCGGGCCTCGCCCGCCATCCTCGACTCGCTGCTGCACGCGCTCGGTCCCGAGCGTCAGGCGCTCATCGGCACGTCGCAGCTCAAGATGCCGCTCGTGAGCTGCATCGGCTCGGCGAACACCTGGCCCGAGGACGCGGCCATGCTCGACCGCTGGGCGCTGCGGGCGTCGGTGCAGTACCTCGGCTCCGGCTTCCGTCGTCAGCTCCTCGCGTTCTCGCCGCCGGTCATCATGCCGGTCGTCACGCTCCAGGACATCAACCACGCCGCTGACGAGGCGAAGAAGATCGCCTGGAGCCCGGCCGCGCTCGACACGCTCGACCAGATCCTCAACGAGCTGGACGAGGCGGGCATCGCCGTCAGCGATCGTCGGCTCCGCACCTCCGAGAAGATCGCGCGGGCGGCGGCGCTGCTGCGCGGCGGCACGACGGTCGAGTCGGCCGATCTCGAATGCCTCCAGTGGGTCCTCTGGACCACGCCCGAGCAGGCGGCTCCGGCGGCGCAGAAGATCGTCGCCATCGCGAACCCGCTCGGTGCCCGGCTCGACTCGATCCTCGCCGAGACTGACGAGCTGATGCGTGCGGCGACGGACGCGGCGGCTCGGCTCGACGCCGTCACGAAGATCGAGACGCTGGTCAAGGAGTCGAAGCAGCTCGCCAGCCAGCCCGGTGCCAACGGGCGCGCGGCGAAGGTCGTGAAGTACGTCAACTCCGCCCACGTTCGCCTCCAGGGCCGCATCATGGGCCTCTCGGAAGCCAAGATCGAGGCGATGCTGTCCGCATGAGCAGCGAAGAACTCACGCAGCTCCTCGGGGAAGGCGCGGCGGCTGCTGGTGCCGTCGCGTCCCACACCAGCGAGTTTGCCGAGGAGTCGGAGACGGTTCTCCGCACCGATCGCTGGACGAAGCGCACGGGCACCCGGCTCGCCGAGCAGTGGAGCGAGCTGGGCGTCGAGGGCGTGACGAAGGACGACGCGCCGGTCGCGGCCGACGCGATCGAGACCCTGCTCAGCTCGAAGCCGACGCTGGCCGAGCGGCCGAAGGACGCCACGCGCGCCCGCTGGTGGTCGCAGCTCATGCAGTCGCCCGAGTGCGCGGCGCTCCGTTCGCGCACCGTGGCGTCGGCGGCCGTAGCCGAGATCGCTGCCGCCGAGCTGGCGAAGCAGTGGATCGCGTACGCCGTCGAGGAGGGCGACAACCAGGCCGAGGACGGCGAGGAGGAGTCACCCGAGCAGTCGGTCGCGCGTATCCGTTCGACGCGCGAGGCGCTGAGCCAAGCGAACCAGGCGGCCGAAGAAGCCGAGGCGGTCGGCGCGGGGCTCGGGCTCGGCTCCGGCAGCTCGCTCGAAGCGAAGCAGCTCGCGCAGTACACGCGCCGCCTGCGGGGCTCGACCAACCTCGCCGGGATCATGAAGATGGCGGGCCGCTTCATCGCCAAGGCCCAGCGGCTTCAGCGGCAGCGGCTCGATCTCCCCGGCATGGAGATCACCGGCATCGAGCTGTCCGGCGATCTAGGACGCCTTCTGCCGGTCGAGTCGAGCCTGGTGGCTGGTGCAGTACCAGAACTCGAAGTTCTTGCCCTGGCGAGGCTCGCCCAGCGCCGGGCGCTGTCTTACCGGCGCACGTTGCGGACGCCGGTCCAGATGGGACCGATCGTCGTCTCGGTCGATGAGTCGGCGAGCATGGGCGGCGAGCGGATCGAGGCGGCGAAGGGGCTCGCCCTGGCGATGGCGTCGATCGCTCGCGCGCAGAAGCGGCCGTTCCTCCTCTGCGCCTGGTCGGGCACGCCCGAGATCCGGTGCGCGTCCGGCTCGCCCGAGGTGATCGTCGAGTGGCTGGAGTCGTTCTTCTGCGGCGGCACCTCGCTCGTCGGCCCGCTGCACACGCTGCCCACCGAAGCCTGGCCCGAGGGCAAGATCGGCGCGCAGTCCGATCACATCATCATCACCGACGACGATGTCGGCATCACCGAGGAGCTGCTGGCCGAGTACCAGGCGTTCTCGAAGCGCATGAATCTCCGCACGTTCGGCATCGGCGTCGGAGTCCGTAAGACCACCACGCTCGCCCGCTTCTGCAACGGCGGCGTCTGGTGTCTCCCCGAGCTGGATCTCAACAACCCGGCCGTCGATGTCGTGCTGTCGATCGGCCCCACGACCACCACGAACTGAGGACCCCTCCCATGACCAGCAACATCAACGCACCTGTCGGCTTCATCGTCTCCTGGTCGGTTCCGGCCACGGTCAAGCTGAACGATCTCCGCAACGGCATCATCGCCGCCGGGCTCGACCCGGATCTCGCGCCGGATCTCCGCCCGGCCTCTCGCGTCGCGCGCTCGGCGAGCTACATCGCCAAGACGACCAGCGCGAAGGACGTGAAGAAGCTGGCTCGCCCGGTCGCTCACACCACGCGCCAGATCACGCGCGAGGATCACGCGGCCTCGGGCTCGCTGACGTACACGCGCGAGGCGGCGATCGACTTCGACGACATCGCCAACCGCCTCACCACGGACGACCCGGCGCTGCGCCAGGCGGTCGCCGACGCCGACCAGCTCGTGATCGAGACGCGCACCGCGAGCGACGTGACGCGCATCCTCCAGCGCGTCGTCAGCGGCGCAGGCTCCGATCTTATCCCGGTGCGCGACCAGGGCGGCGCGTACTTCATCCCGAGCGGCCAGGGCGTCATCGGCCAGATGGCCTCGATCCTCGACGAGATCGGCGGCTCGCTCTCGCGCTTCGCCTGCACGATCGGCCACGGCTCGGACGAGTCGATCGCGAACACGATCACCGACTACATGCTCAAGCAGATCGGCGAGCTGAAGGAAGCGATCGACGAGCTGAACGAGAAGGGCATCCGCTCGGACGTGAAGTCCCGCCGCCTCACCCGCGTCGCCGAGCTGCGCGAGCGCGTCGGTGCCTACGCGACGCTCGTCGGCGCGCAGGCCGCGAAGCTGACCGAGGCGATCGACACGGCCGAGGCGACGCTCCTCGCGAAGCTGGGCAAGTCGATGGAGGAGGACACGGACCCGGCGCAGACCGCGCTCGCGGGCGTCTAGCAGAGGGGGCCGGGCGACGCTGCTCGGCTTAATGCACGGCCAGGTCCCAAGTCCTGGCATTCACGTTTCCTCATGAGGAGGTGATTTCAGATGTGGGCCTACGGTTACAGCTCTTGCACCACGCAATGCGTGACGCCGACGCCGGTGACGGATAACTCAGCGGACAACGTCATCATGGCGGGGGTCATCACGTTCCTCGGCTACCTGTTCTGGGCGTCGCTCTAGCCGACGCCCTGGCGGTTCGCGACGCAGCGGGCCGCCTCACCACCACGACGGAGTCCACGATGAAAACCAAGCTGTACGGCGAGATCCGGGACCAGAGCCCGCTCGCCCAGGAGATCAAGCGAGCGCGCAAGGCGAAGCGCGCGAAGCTGTCGCGTGACGAGTACATCACGCGAACATGCAAGGCGATCCGCGAGGCCGGGAAGCGCGGGAAGTGGGGCGCGGCGTCGATCGCCATGAGCTGCGCCGACGTGACCGAGGCCGCCGACGAGATCTACGGCAAGGAGCCGCCGATCGAGACGCGCGGCGCAATGGCGCACGAGGCGACGATCATCAGCGAGCGCGGCATCGAGCACGGGGTCGTCGAGGGCAACGACATCCGCGTCACCGCCCGGCCCGCCCAACAGGACTAGCGCAGAGGGAGAGCTGGGGGAGCGGCGCGAGCCGCCTGGCGGCAAGCCAGCGAGTGGCCGGACCACTGCCCCGCGAGGGGTGCCCCCAGCTCGTAATGCACGGCCCGGTCCCAAGTCCGGGCGCGCACTCACCACCACCACGAGGAGATCATGGCAGCGAACGCGAAGAAGGATCTGAAGGCCCACGTCAAACGCCGCGAGCGCGTCGAAGCGCACGTCCATGCGATGAAGGTCGAGGTCGCGAAGGACATCACGAAGATCATCGCCGAGGCGGGCATGACCCAGACCGAGGCGGCGTATCACACGGGCGAAGCGCCGAGCCAGTGGTCGCTCATCACCACGGGGAAGCTGCGCGGCTTCTCGCTCGAACGGCTGATTCGAGATCGCGCGCTGCTCTCGCCGATCGCGATCCAGATCGGCCACATCAAGCGCAAGGTCGGATGATCGGGTCGGGCGCGGCCTCCAACCGGCGCGCACTTCGGCGCGTGGGAACGGCGTCCACGGTAGCGACGTTCCCCGCCCGACTCTCCCCTTTCTCACATCCTCTCACATGTGCTTAAACTGCCAAGCCAACGCTGCGATGATGTTGGCGACGGTGCTCTCCTCCGGCGTGCGCGCGCCGGAGACCACGCACCCCGATAACGCCGCGCGCATCGAGGCGTACAACGCCACGATGCAGGACATGTCCGCGCTGCTCAAGCAGGTCGCGCGCGACTACTCCGACGAACGCCTGGACATCACCGCCTATATCAACTTGCTCAAGTCGATGGGGGCGGAGCGCGTCATCAAGGCGATCGAGACTTCGAGCTACATGTCGCTCGCGTTCGACATGGTGAATCGCGCAGGCGTCGGCGCGATCCAAGGGATGGCGACGGCTGGTGATCCGACCGCGATCGGCTGGTGGGCCGAGCACGTTGACGAGATCGGCGACGACAGCCCGTCACGCACGGTCGCGAAGGCGATCCGCGAGGCGCAGTCCGTCGCGCACGTCATCATCAAGGTCCAGAAAGACGACGAGCCGCACGAGCCGCCGCACGCGCGCACCGAGAAGCCCGAGATCCCGTTCCGTCGTCGGCACGGACCCGGTGCATGAACGAGCGAGCAATGGTCCAGATGCAGCTCGTGAAGCTGTTCCGGCAGAATCGCGAGTGGACCCAGGCGGAGGCGGCCGAGTGGTACGGCTGCTCCGAGCGAAGCTGGAGGCGGTACGAGACCGGCGAGCGCAACGTGCCCCAGCCGCTCATGAACCGGATCGGGAACTGGAGGCCGAAATGAGCGACCAGGTTCGCAGCGAGTGGACCGATCCCGACGCGAAGAACGTCGGCGACGCGATCCGCCTGGCGATGGAGCGTGCCATTCACTTCAACCGGCCGCACGTCGTCGCGGGCTACGAGCAGGACTACGAGCTGGTGTTCTCGGTGATGATGACCGCGAGCTGGGAGCAGTTGAAGGAGATCATGACGCTCCGGCACACGCGCTCGAAGTCGATGCTCATCGCAACGGTCGAGCCGACTGGCGAGGTCGTGCTGGCTCCGGCGCTCCGCCCGCTCGTGCTTGCGTGATCGAGCTGGATGGTGCTACCGTACCAGCTCGTGGTGGTGCCTCGTTTGAGGGAGACGCAGCCCCTCGGCCTTCGGGCCGGGGGGTTTGTCTTTCCCCCATCGCGAGCGCCCTGAACTCGCGGAGCTGCTTCAGCTCGCGCGCCATCGTGACGGCGACGTGCTCCAGCCAGATGTTCCGGCGCGTGACCTTCGAGCCCGCGCCGTCGTGCCGGAAGCCGCACGAGCACGAGACCGACCAGACGCGCGTCTTGTGATGCTTCCCGTCGTAGAAGTCGCTGTGCTGGCAGCGGTAGTGCGGCTCATGGCCGTCCAGCATCACCCGATGCGCGTCGAGAGGTTGGGCGCGTTGATCTGGAACGGGTTCACGGTCGTCGTCGGGCACGGCCCCGGCAGGCCGAATGGATCGCCGCCGACCGTGGCGATGGCCGGGTTGAGCGAGCGGATCTCGTCGATCGGAATGCCCGAGAGATACGCGCCGTGCCGGTCGAGCGCCGCGACGTAGAGGCAGACCTTCTGGCCGATCTGGAGCGTGATCGTCGTGTCGAGCACGAGCCCCGTGGGCAGGAGGTGCGCGGCGTAGAACGGCCGCACCCGCGCGACGGTGATGTGCGTGCGCCCCGAGTCGCTGAACACCTTGCCGTCCGTCGTGCGCTTCCAGCTTGCGACGAGCCAGGCATAGCCGACCGTGCGCGCGATGACGCTGGCCTTCTGGCCCTTCGCGGTGCTGTCCGGCTTGACGAGCGCGCGCTCGCTGGGATGCACCGCCCAGGTGACCTTCGAGGTCGTCGAGCGAGCCCCGGCGGCGTTGTAGACCGTGCCGGTGACGGCGGCCGTGTCGTTGATGATGAGGCTGTCCGGGACCTTGACGACGACCTTCTGGGCCTGGACGGTGGACGCGGCGAGAGCGAGCAGGGCTAGGAGGCGCATGGCGGGCCGATCCGGGGTGAGGGGTCACTGCACCCCCAACCATCGCCAGATCGGGCCGCCACGGTCAAGCCCGCTCGATGGCGCTAGGCGTACGGGCCGGGGTCGGTCGTCATCATCGCGGTCAGCGGCGTCAGCGGCACGGCCCGCGACTCCTCGCGGGTCGAGTAGCGGTGCCGCGAGCTGATCCGCTTGATCTGCGCCCCCTTCGAGAAGCCGGTCTCGTCCAGCCACACGACCTCGGCGTCGGCGGCCTCGCGCGTGATGAAGTCGCGCTTCCACGGCTTCTCGCCGGTCCAGAAGAACCCGCGCGCCTTGAGCTGATCCTTCACCTCGAACGGTGCGCCGTGCGCGTAGACCCGGAACACGCCAGCGCGCGTCGTGTCCAGCAGCTCCGCCATCGCCGTGCGGCCGTCGAGCTGGTGGTTGAGCACGTCGATCCCGACGAGGCAGTCGTCGGCCGCCCGGTGCGCGTCGTAGAACTGGCCGCGCAGCGTCATGAGGATGTTGCCCAGCTTCGAGCCGATCGAGCCGCGCGCCTTCCAGTCGATCTGCTTGTAGCTGCACGCCCAGGGCAGATGCTCGAAGCGGTACTTCCAGCGGCGCTCGGCGATCTTGCGATCGTAGTCGGCGTTGTGGGCGATGACCAGCTCGACGCCGTCCATCAGGTGATCCATCACGACCGACTCGATCACCTTGCCCTCGACCATGTCGTTCGTGATGCCGGTGAGCGCCGTGATCTCCGGCGTGATCGGATTGCTCGGCTGCTCGTAACCCTGCACGGTCGGGCCGACCGTGAAGATCCGGCCGTCCTCGTCGAACGTGAAGCGCGTCGCCCCCAGCTCGATGATCTCGGCGACCGCCGGATCGAGCCCGGTCGTTTCGAGATCCAGAAATACAGCTTTGTGAATGACCGCGCCCGGCGGCGCGGCGTGATACGCGGGCCGCTCGCGGAAGCGAGTCAGCACGCGGAAGTCCGGGTGCTCGGCGAGAATGCCGAGCGCCTGAAGGATCTCCTCCTCGGTTACCATGCGGGCCTCGTGGTGGTCCGTTCGTGAATGAGCCAGCGCCGCTGAGTCTCGCGCGCGCAGGCTTTGAGATCAATGCCGTACTTCGCCTCGAACGTCTGCTGCCCGTGCTGGTGCAGCTCCTCGTGCTCCGCCCACGTCAGCGGGACGATCGTGTCGTAGTTCGCCTTGCGCGAGGTGCCGCCGGTTTCGGTGTGCGCGTTGACGCAGCCGTACTTCCCGCTCGCGACCGAGAGCTGCTGCTGGACCCACTGCACTCGCTCCTCGGAGCCGTAGGCCCGCAGCCACTCACGGCGCTGCCAGTCGCCCTCGGCCTGGTGGTCGAGGACGGCCGTCACTTACCCCTCCTCGTTGGCAGCTCGAAGGCCAGCCAGCCGCTCGACCAGCGCGGCGCGCGTCGCGGCGGAGATCCGGCGCGGGCGCTTGTAGCGGACCTTGCACTCCCGGTACATGGCTCGAAGTACGTCGTGCGCTTCGCGGCCGAGGAAGTGCCGGACGAGCGCGAGGTGGACCTGACAGAAGCGCCAGTCGTGCCAGGCGTCAGAGGGCGCGACGTTGTGCGCGATCTCGTGGAGCATGACGACCGGCGTGCGGCTCCAGCGCGGGAGGTTGAGCCAGCCGCCGCCGCCGCGCGCGATCCGCGTGCCCCGGCCGTCCGAGATCCGGAAGCGCCAGCGGCCGTAGTGTTTCCGGAACCAGGCGTCGCGCTCGACCTTCTCGACGAACGCCCACGCTGCGATCCGGTCCTGGATTGCCTTGTCACCGATCACCTCTCTCGCGCGCCGCTCGGCGCGGTAGACCTTCGACTTCTGAACATCCCGAACCATTTCAACACCTCGAATGAGAGACCCTTAAATATAACTTTAGGATTCTCATAATCGGCCTGTTTCGAGGGCGATCGTGGCTCAGCGAGGCGCGTAGGCTCGGGAATTGGCTCTTGACTTGCGGTTTTCACCAAACGCAGATGTGGCGCGGCGGCCCCCATCGGGCGCTTCATTTCCACACGCCGGTCTCGCTCACCGCCTCCTTCGTGTTCGGCGTCCACGTATCCTCGCGGCCGTCCTTGTGCTCCTCGACCCAGCGCCGGATGTAGTTGCACATGTCGCGGTTCCAGGCGCGCTGCGAGCTGACGGTGAGGTTCATGCCAGAATACTTATTGCCGGTCGCGTTCATCGCGCTCGACTTCGCCATGTACTCCTTCACCTCGCCGGTCAGGTTCACGCGCGGCAGGTAGAACCACCACGGCTCTAGCGCGATTGCCAGCTTGTCGGCGATGCAGAGGGCGCTCGGCCGCACGCCGTGCTGCTTGGCGAGGAAGCGCGAGTGATACATCACGAAGTGGCCCCACGGCTCGCCGAACCACCAGCGCAGGATCTTCGCGCCGAGCATCGGGTGCAGCTCACCCTCGGGGCCGTCCATGTTCGGCTTGCCCAGGTAGCCGAGATCGTGAACGAAGAACGCGAGCCAGAGCGCCGGGTGCCAGAGCGAGGCGTACACGCGCGTCTCGGCGCGGTACGTGAAGCCCACGTCATCGGTGACCGTGCGCCAGCGCGAGCCAATCTCGATGCGCCGCCCGCCGTAGACCTTCCACCAGCCGAGCGCGACGAAGAACCAGTGGAGGAGGAAGCAGTGCGCGCCGTAGAGGACGGACTTTGTGCCGATCTTCATGGTTCTTTTGTGAGAGAAGTGGTGAGCCTGCACTGCGCGGGCGTGATGGGATCGAGCGGCGCGTCCTCGCGCAGCGTCACGAGCTGGAGCATCAGCTTCAGGTGCTCGATCTGCGCGTTGTCGAAGTGGCCGCTCGCGCAGATCCCGTCGAAGTTCTTGTGCTCGCGGAGCAGCTTCCGCGCTTTCACCGGGCCGATGCCCGGCATCCCCGGCACGTTGTCGGTCGTGTCGCCGACGAGCGCCTTGTACCACGGGATCTCTAGCACGCCGCCGACGCCGAACTTCTCGACGGCGTACGCCATCTTCCGGCGCGCATAGCGATCCTCGCCCTTCCGGCCGAACTGGAACACGTCGCAGTAGAGCGACGCGAGCTGGAGCAGGTCGTTGTCGCTCGACAACACGGCCGACTGGTGCCCGGCGCGCGCAGCCCGGCCGACGAGCGTCGCGATCACGTCGTCGGCCTCGAACCCGTACGAGCGCGCCGTGAACAGCCCGACCTCGGCGCAGTGCGCCGTGAGTCGGTTGGTCCAGGCGGCGGCGGAGCCCGCCCGGTTCGCCTTGTACTCGGGGTAGAGCTGCTTGCGGAAGTTCTCGGTCGAGTCGAGGCACACGACGACGTACGGCGTCTGCGCGGCAGTGACGGCGCACTCGCGGATCGCGCGCTCGGCCGCCGAGAGGATCTTCGGCACCATTTCGACGACGGCGGGCAGGTCATAGTCCGCGACGACGTTGCCCGGCACCATCGCGTGCGCGAACCGCAGCAGCACGTTCGTGCCGTCCACTAAGAGAAGTTTCATTTGAGATCTCCGTTGATCCACCAGTCGAGCGTCAAGCCGGAATGCTGCGCGAGCTGGTTGAGCAACACGACGCTCGGCCCTTTCTTGAGTTGGCCGTTCGCCGCTTTCGAGAGGTGGTCGTAGTTGCAGCCGATCTCGTCGGCCGCTCGGGATAGGTTCCCGTCGAACTTCGTGTTCACGTAGTCCGCGACGCGCTTCGCGCGGGGGTCGCGGCTGATCGGTTTGATGTGCTGGCTAGCTGGCACGTAGCGCCTCCTCTCGCACCAGCGCGAGTAGTTGCCCTCGGATCATGACTTCCCTGGCGACGGTGAACTTCTTGGGGATTTGGTTGTCGGCGATCTTCTTCAGCTCGGCGAAGCGGTCGGGGTTCTCGCGCTCGAAGTCGGTGAGGAGCTGGTCGCCCTCCGCCTCCTCGGCCGCCCGCTGCGCGCTGGCCCGTGCTTCGAGGTCGATCGTCCGCTGCTCGGCGGTGTTCCGCTGCCGGTTCTCGACGACGACGACCGCCTGCTTCGCGTCCTTCACGAACCCTCGGAAATACTTGGCGTTGAAGCCGCCGGTCGCGCTCGCGGCGTACTGCTGCACGGCGAGCCCTAGCTCGCGATCGGTCGCCTTCTCGTGGCCCAGCTCGCCCTGCTTGTGCATCCGGAGCGTCGCCATGATCGCGGCGACGCGCTGCTGCGACCGGAGGAAGCCCTCGACGATGTCGGCGAACGGGCCGAAGTCGAACTCGTCGTGAGCGAACTGAGCAACCGCATCTCTCCTTACAGGCTCTTTTGTAGTTCTAGGCTCTTTAACTACAGAGTGGATAGTTGGAGAGAGGTCCGGTGGACTGTCCGGTGGACCGTCCACAAGACTGTCTCCAGGACTGTCCGGTGGACCGTCCACTGGACGTTGCTTCGATCTGCTGCGCTGGCTTCGCTTTAGCTCACTCGCGGCCTCGCGGATACGCTCCAGCTTGCCGTACTTCTCGTGCCAGTCGCGGATCGCGTCGCCGTCGAGGTGCTTCTCGCGGACGAACCGAGCGAACAGCCCCGGCTGTCCGCGCCAGGCGACGACCTCCTCGATCCACGAGTCGCTGCGCTCGCCGAGCGTCATGCCGCAGCGCACCGTCATGCAGGCCGACCAGAGCCGGAGCAGCTTCCCCATCACCTGGTCGCTGTCGAGCCCGAGCATCGTGACGCCCGCGTCCACCAGCTTCGACGTTGGCAGGCCGACTTCAACCTGCACGAAGTAGTCGATCACAGCCCGAGCACCCGTTCCATGTCGGCCACCTTCTCCTTGATCGCATCCCACTCCTTCGACAGCTCGGGATCGAGCGGGTCGTGATTCGGCTCGAACTTGGCGAGCATCTTCCGCAGGTCCGTCACATCGTCGCCGAGCGCGTTCAGGTCGCCCTGTGCGTGGCGCAAGCGGCGGCGGTTGTCCTCGTACTCGTGTTGATCGCGGTCGAGATAGAGATCGACGACACGCCGATCCTCGCAGCTCAGCCGCTCCAAGATCTCCCGGCCTCGGGTTCGGCAGGCGTCGCACATCAGCGGGCGAGCCCCCAGACAACGACCGTGCGACCGTCCACGATCTCGCGCTTGCCGGTGTCCCACAGCTTCGAGCGGAAGCCCTCGATGCGGAGCTGACGGCGCGCGGCGTCGGTCACCGTCGCGTCGCCCTGGTCGGCCGAGAGCAGGTCGTGCTGGTGAACAGCGACGCCGGTCTGCTCGCGCACGATCTCGGCGAGGCGGTCCATGTTCGGTTTCGACAGCTCGGAGCGGCGCGTGCGGACGCCCGAGTCGGACATCAGCTTGAGCCCCGCCGCCTTCTCGGCGTCGTGCAGGTAGGTGATGAGCTGCTTGTCGTTCATGTCGCCGTACAGCACGAACATGTTGAGCACCCGCGCCTGGCTCGCGCGGAGATTGGTCACCCGCTCACCCGCCGCCTTGCTCGTCGCGGGGTCGGTCTTTCTGCTTCTCGTGGGCATCGTGGATGGTGTTGATGGTGTTGATGACATCGTTCAGGAAATACTCAACCGTCTGCATGTGCTTCGGCCCGTAGAACCGCGCGAGGATCTGCACGTCGTTCCCGCGCTGGAGCCACATCGCCGGGCGCGTGTTGCCGTCCGGCACGCCGAACACGAGGTAATAGCCCTTGTGCTCGGGGTGCTCGATCGCCCAGCGCGAGCTATCCGGCACCGCGCACCCGTGGCCCCTTGGCGTTCTCTTTCTTGCTGGCGCTCAGCGCCGCGAAGTGGTCATGCACGCCCTTGAGGAAACGCTCATGCTCCTCGCGCGGCACCTCGATCACGTACGCGCAGTTGCCGCATTCGAGCAGATCGCCGAACTGCGCGTTCCAGCCCGACTGATACGTCTGCCGCCGCCCGCAGGAGGGACAGCTTTCCGGGACCGTCCCACACCGGAGCACCGTCCGCTCCTGGGGCGCTTCGCGCGGCATTTCGAGCTGCTGATTCTTGAGCCAGGCGGCATCGGCCAGCTCGCGCTTTGAGAGTTTCTTCATAGCTCGTAGCGACGACCCGGCTCCCAGCACGCAACGCCGATCACGACGGCCGCGCGATCGAGGGGCATGAGCCGCAGCCCCTCGGTGTCGGCGACTTCCTTCAACCGCGAGAGCGCCATGACCGTGACGCCGTGCCGCTCACGCGGCGAGAAATGGGCGGGCATCGCGCGCTTCACCTCGTCCATGATCTCGCGCGCGTTGCGCTGCACCAGCTCCTCGATGTTGTCAGGCATTCGGGCAGCCCTCCTCGTGCGGCTGCCCCTGCTTCGCGCCGCAGTCCATGCACTGCTCGATCTTCACCAGCTTCCGCTGGCCGGTCTCGGCGAGCCGCTGCTTCAGACTCTCCGTGCGCGAGTTGGTCGCGCGCTCGGCGACGCCGACTGCAACCGCCCGCGCTCGGCCGCGCCGCGCTGACGTGGCGATGACGCCGTCGTTGTCGTCCTCGGGCGTGATCGAGAGGATCGCCATCAGCCCGTAGCGGCGACCGTAGGAGATCGAGATCCCGCCGTCCGGCGCGGAGACCGCGCCCCGGTTCTCGCCGCCTTTGAGCATCGGCCCGGCGACGGGGATCAACACGCCGGTCGAGATCCACTGGCCGCTGACGTGGAGCAGCGTCGTCTGCACGTCGATCGCGATGAGCAGCCCGTCCTGGATCGGCGCACCGACGCCCTGCACGATCATGATGTCGTGCTCGAACAGCACCGGCTCGACCGCCGCGAGCAGCGTACCCAGCTTGAGATACTTCGCCCGCTCGCCCTTCGCGTCCTTGACGAGCGGCAGGATCGAGATCGCCGCCCGCGCCTTCATCAGCGCGGGCAGCAGCTTGTCGGTCTCCGGGGAAGTTTTCACTGATCCTCACCCGAGAACGTGGGCCGGAGCTGCGTGAACGGCTTGCCGACCTTCTGGAACGGCGTGAGGTCGAGCCCGCAATCGCGGCCGATCGCCTGGACCACGCCCTCGAACTCGCTGCCCGGCGCGGCGCGATCGAACAACGGCTGAAGCAGCGCGCCGACCTTGAGCCGATCGAGCGGCTTCGCGTTGGCGAGCGCCTTCGCGTCGAACGATGCGCGGCCGTTCATGGCGATGAGCGAGATCCGGAAGCCAGGGCCGACGTACACGCCCGCGCGTTCGCCCATCAGCTCCTTGATCTGCGCCTTCGCTTCCTCGGCGACCAGCTCCGAGTCCTTGAGGATCGCGCGCGCCTCGCGCAGCAGCTCGGCGGCGCGGCAGAATGCGGGGTCGCCGTCCATCTCGTAGAGCGCGACCTCGCCCTCGGCGCGGCGGATCTCCAGGCGCTCCTCGTCGCCGCTCTCCGCGTCGGGCGCGACCTTCGTGAGCACATGGTTCTGCCAGAACGCGACCAGCCGCTCGGTCATGCTGCGTTCCAGCGTCTCGTCGCGCGTGACCGGCACCTGCATCATGTCCCACTGGTCAGCGCAGAACACGCCCCAGAACCCCTCGTCGAAATCCATGAGGTTCAGGTAGTGGTGCATCTGGCAGATGTAATCCTCGCCGAGCCCGGTGCGCTTCATCTTCGAGTACATGCCGAGCGACGGGCACTTCAGCTCGACGAGCGCGCGGCGGCCGACGACTCGGCGGTCGATGAGCGCCGTGAGAAACGGATAGCTCGGATGCCGGACGCGCGTGTTCATGCGCCGCAGATCGACCCCGTACTTCTCGCTGTACTCGTTCGCCGCGATGGCTTCGAGCTTCGTGCCGCGCGTCGTGTGCGCGTTCGCCTCGAAGCGATGGCTGAGCCCGACTTTCTCCTCCCACACCTGGAGCCTCGTCCGATACGGACTGAACCCCAGGATGGCGGCCACGTCGCTGCCGCCGATGAACTGCGTGCGATCCTCCATGATGCCTCCGCATTTTGGTGAAAAGGGAAACGCCGCTCAAGATGACCCCGCTCCGGGGGTGCGTCAAGAGTTTCTTAGCGGTGGGCGAGGAGTGTCGCGATGACGCCGCCAGCCGCGCCAGCGACGAGGGCCTGCTTGCGGTTCGGACACGGGATCAACACCGCGATCCGGCAACCGCGCTCGGCCTTTTCCACGGCTTTCAACAGCCGCGTGTTGACATCTTCGAGGCGCTGCCGCCGCTGCTCGGAGCTGTCGAGAGCCGCCGTCAAGGCGGTCAGTGTAAAGTGGGACTTTACATCGGCACTGTCCCGCTCGGCGATCGAGCGGAGCAGGCTGTCGCGCTCGGCCGTGCGCGCCGCGTAGGCGTCCTTCCACGGATTCGGCCCAGGATCGCTTACAGCGGCCGATCGGGCGAGGGAGTCAGCTCGCCTACCCTCAACCGCTGCGACGCGCTCCACGGCCCGCGCCCGTGCCACGGCGCGGTCGGTAGCCGCCTGCGAGCTGACGGCAGACCGTCTGAGCGAGTCGATCGTGGTCGAATCGCGTGCGCGCGAGGCGCGGAGGGCAGACGCCTCGGCCCGCGTCTTGTCGTCGATCAACGGCTTGGGCGACGATCGAAACAGGGGCCAGATCACGAGCGCGACGATCACGACCCACAGAACGACGGGATGGGTCAGCGCCCGCTTCATCCGAGGGCGAGAGCGGCAGGGGAGACGTACCCGAGGATGTCCTTGCGGGTGACAGGGCCAAGGCCAACGCCCAGACCGTCATTCGTGTCCGTGCCAGCGAACCCACGGTTCCCCTCCACGGTGAGCGTGTACTTCTGGCCGAGCCCCAGCTCCGGCACGCGCACGACGATCCCGATGTGCTTGGCATCCTTCTTCGTGCCGTAGAGGATCGCGTCGCCGACCTCGAACTTCGCCTTCGCGCCGCCCTCGCGCATGTACGGCAGCCACATGTCCGTCGAGGGATAATCGACCGGCACCGGGATCTCGCAGTCGGCGTAGACCGCGCCGACGAGAATCGCGCACCAATACTGCGGCGGCTTGAGTCCGGAGCGCAGCGTGTAGCGGTCGATGCGCGTGCCTCGGTTCGAGCCGTTCGGCACTTCGAGGATGCCGAGGTCGCACCAGGCGCGTTGACAGATCTTGAATTGAAGATCGGTGCAGTTCTCGCCCGGCACCAGCCAGCCGAGCGCGCGGGGCCAGGCTTCGGCCGGGAGCGTGTAGAGGCTCATCAGTCGTCGCGGATGATCGTCGTCAGGCTCGCCTTCGGCGGCGGCGGCGCGGCATCGGGCACAGGGGCGGCGGGCGGCACGGGCGGCACGTCAGCCGTGGTCGGCGGATCGGGCGCTTCGCCGGGGATGTGCGTCTTGCGCTTCTGGATGTACTGCGTCACGTCGAGCCCGCCCATCGTGAGCAGGAAGCCGCCGAGCGTGACCGACACCTCCAGGTCGATGTGCTTCTCCAGCACGAGCCCCACCGTCATGACGAGCACGTAGAGCGCGGACAGCCCGATGGAGACGACGATGCGGAGGTTCGTCGTCGGAACGTCCTCGATCCAGCTCCACATCAGCGATCTCCTCGCGTGACGACTAGCTCGACTAGGCGCTCGATCGAGGTCGCGAACTTCGCGAGCGCGTCGCCGATGTTGTTGCGCTCGTCGAGTCGGGCGACCTGCACTTCGACCTCGTGCGTCGCCCGCATCTGCTGCTCGCTCGCGCGTTGGATAGCTCCGAGCACGGCCTCGTGATCGGCGCTCATAGCCCTCGAAATGGAAACCATTTGTTCCGCCAGTTTTCCCTGTTCGATCTCCACAGCTTTCACCCTCGACCCTAGCCCATTCAGATCCTTCTCGAATGCGTTGAGTGCGCTAGCGTCGCCTCGCTTCAGGAAGTAGACCACGAGTCCGGCTAGCGGTAGCAGGACCGTCCCGACGAGGAGAGAAACGATTTTGATGAACCCAACCGGATCGTTCGTGAAAAGAGGCTGCTGCGCCTGGATCATTGTTCGCCGGAGAGAGCGTCATGGACGAGATCGGCGGGCGGCTCCATCCCCGCACGGCGTCGGAAGTTATCGAGCGCCTGCTGCACTTGGCGCAGGTAACGGTCGCGCAACACGGGAACACGCGCCTCGTTCTGGTTCGCCATCATGGCGCGTCGGAAATCTTGCTTCATTTCACGTAGGGAGTTTTCCAGGATGTTGCGGCTCTGCATGAGGTTCGCGCCTGGGCGGATGAACCTCGGCCGCAATCCGGTCGGGCCAAGCAGATCGTTCTTCAGCTTGTCGGTGTCGCGGTTTTGGACATCCTCCTTGATGCGCTCGGCATGGAAGTCGAGCGCGCTGGGGAGTCCGACACCCGCCACGTCGCGCAGGAGGTGCGCGATGTTCTGGCGCGGCGGATAGTCGCGAGCGTACGCGGGGTTGCCGGTGTACGGGTCCACGTTCGCGCCGAAGCGCGCCGCGAGATCCACCACCGGGCCGCCCGCTCTGAACACGTCGGGGATGCGTTCGTCGAAGCTGGCCGGGAGCGAGCCCGGCGGTGCTGCCGTCGTCGCGGCCGAGACCGGCGTCCAGCGTGAGACATCCACGCCCGCCTTCTCGCCGCGCGCGTTGGAGAACGGGAGCTGCGTGAAGCCGGGCAGCGCGTAGCCCAGCGCGCGGCGCTGGCCGGGCGGGAGATCCGAGTCCTGCGTCGCGCCGACCTGGCGCTTCGACAGCTCGTTCAGCCCGCCCCAGAGCGCGATCAGCGACGCATAGCGCCAGGGGTGATCGACGACCTGCTTCGCGAAGCGGGGCAGCACCTTCGCCGGATAGAGGACGAACGGCGCGACGGTCGAGCGCGCCATCGCCAGCGCGGGCGAGCGCGATCGGAAGTTGCCCAGCGCCTCGCGCGTGTACGCCGTCGCCTGCTCCGGCGTCATGCCGCCCTTCACCTTCTTCAGCCAGATCGCGGCGCGGAAGATGTTGTCCTCGTTCGAGTAGAGTCCTCGAATCGACTTCTTGAGCCCGCGACGCGCGATGAGCCCGCCCGCGAGCGCGCCCGCTGCACCGCCGAGCGCGGAGTCCTCGGGGTTCTCGTCGTCGGCCAGCTTCGCCGCGCCGAGCGCCGCGCCCACGGCCGCGCCCTTGGCGACCGCCTTCCGGCCGCGCGCGCGCATCGCCGCTTCGGTGATGCCCTGCTGTTCGAGCACGGACTTCGTCTCCGGCCGCGTCGTCTTGAGTAAACCCTCAAGGCCCTCGCGCGTGTGCATCTCGCGCGCGGCGACGCCCTCGCTCTCTGCGTTGACGGCGTTCACGTCCATGATGCCCGCCTCGGAAAGCGCGCGCGCCGCCGGGCCGTAGCTCCGGAGATCGGCCGCTGCTTTCTTCAGGTAGGCGGGCTGTTCCCACATCGGCAGCCCTTCCATGTGCGAGAACACGATGTTCGAGAGGATATTCCCCTGATGCGTGCCGGGGTTGAACACCGTTTTCACTTCCTTCCAGGCGCGGAGCAGCTTGGCGTACGTGCCCTTCTTCGCGACGCCGTTGATCGAGTTGGCAACGTCGCGCTGCACGACGGCCCCGCGCAGGAGGCCCATCGAGCGCGAGTCGGGGAGCGACACGAAGTCACCGCCCTCGCGATCGAACTGCCGCCGGAGATCGTTGATCTTCACGATGGCGGCGTCGCGGAGCTGCTTCGCCGCGTCGCGATCGGCGGGCGTCTTGGCGGCGGCGAGCATCTGCTTCGCCGTCTGGAGATCGTCGGCGGCCGACTTCCACTCGGGATGCACGACCCCAGGGACATCCTTGAGCGCGCCGAACAGACGCGCGGCGGCGGCGTCGGAGTATGCGCGCTCGATCCCTTGAGCGGCGCGATATGAGGATTCTCGAATCTCGCCCAGCTCGACCCGGCGCGACTGCTGTACGGCGTGTGCCTCGTCGAGTTTGTCCTGCGCGTCCTGGATCGCCTTCGCGTCGTTGCCCTGCTTCGCTTCGGCGAGCGCGGCCTCGGCGGCGCGGATCGGCTCGTCGAGCGTGCGCGTCTTGAGCTGCGAGATCCGCGTCGCGCCGCCCTTCCCGCCCGGAGCCTTCCCCTCCGCCTGGGCGGCCTGGGCCTCGTGGTACGCATACCGGCGCGGGCCAGCGTAGCCCGCCAGCAGCTCCTCCGGCGAGCGCGCCTTCGTGTCGAGCAGTTCCTTCGCCGCGCCCTGGTACTCGGCGTCGAGCGCCGACGCGAACGTGAGCACGGCCGTGAGATCCTTCGCGCTCATGTTCGACGTGTCCTCCCACTGCTCGCCTTCGAGCACGTCGGAGACCGCCCGGTCACCCGCGCCGCCCAGCTTCCGCGCCTGGCTCGCGAACTCCTGGCCGCGCGCGGCGGCGCGGCTCCGATCGTTCTCGTACCGGAGAATCGCGTCGCGCACCTCGGGATGGAGCAGCGCGTCGGGATTAAAGAACCGCGCGACCGCCGTGCCCTCGCTCGACTTCCGGAGCTGCTGGAGCAGCTTGTCCGCGAGGAAGTCCTTCCCCGCGCCGATGCGCCGCGAGCCGATCGCCGACAGGGCCGCGAGCGCGTAGATCGGCATCGCGGTCTGTTTGAGATCTTTGTTGTCAGAATCCGCAAGCAGCGTCGCGGCCCCGGCGAGCGCCGCCGCCTGCGGGTAGCGCGCCAGCTCCTTGAGCGCCGGGCCGACCGGGTTCGAGTAGAGGATCGCGCCGCCCGTGTCGGTCATCTTCTTCGGCGGGGCGGGCACCTTCGCGCCGCTCGGCAGCTCGGGCACCGTCTCGCCCTCGCGGAGCAGCGACGCATCGGCCGCCTTCTTCGCGCGCTTGTTCGCGAGGAGCTGCGCGTCGGCGCTCTCGAACGTGTCGCCCAGCCCGCCCGTGAGCTGCGTCGTCACGTCGCCCTTCGTGTACTTCGACGCCTTCTCCACGCGCTCGATGAACTCGGCCGCGTGCTCCTTCGGCACGGCGAACGCGATCTCGTCGCCGCCGTTCCGGAAGCCGCGCATCGGGATGTCCATGTCTTTCGCCGTGGTCATCACCGTGCGGCCGAAGTGCTGGATCGCCTTGTCGCCCTCGGCGTGTCCATGCACATCGTTCATCTTCTTGAACCGATCGCCGTCGAACACCGCCCACGAGTATTTGTCGTCGGCATCGACGCCGTCGCGCGCGCGAGCGAAGGCGCGCTTGTTCGCGAGCCCCGACAGCTCGTCCATGTCGAGCGCGCGCTCCAGCGCCCGGTTCTCCTTCACGATCCGGCGCACCTTCCGGTGCTGCGCGAGGTACATGAGCGCCGCCCCGGCCGCGATCCCGCCCGTGAGCGTTTTGTAAACGTCGCCGGAGCCGCCCTTGCCGTCCTGCGCCTGTGCCTCGTCGGGCGAGCCCGCGATCGCCATCACGCCGAGCAGCGGCAGCCCCGCGCGACGGATCGCCTTCCGCATCTCGGGCGTCAGCTCCATGTGCCAGTGGCCGTTGCCCTTGATGTAGATCTTGTCCATCGGCACGTCCTTGAACCCGAGCGCACCGAGCAGCTTCTTCATCGCGCTCGGCGTCTGCTCGTCGTAGTTCACGCGCGCCGCGTCCATCCCGAGCCCGGCGTTCTTCACCCGGTTCGCCGCGTCACTCCAGGCGATGTCGGAGTAGCCGCGCTCGGCCGCATCCATCAGGAAGCGCGCGGCGTTGAGGTGAACCGCCTGCGCGCCCTCGGCGTCGTAGCGGCCAGTGACCGGGTTCTTCTCGGTGCCGCCCGTGATGTACGGCGACGCCGGGACTTTGTTGCGCCCGCCGCCCTCGTTGTCGATCTCGCGCACGGCATCCTGGGCGTCACTCAGTCGCTCGCGCGCACGACTGTCGGCGAGACTGGCATCGTCGAGCGCCTGGCGCGTGGCGCGCAGCTTGTCGATCCCTTCGCGGACCTCCGGCGCGATCGAGCCGAGCAGCGCCCACTCGCGCGAGTAGTACGGGTTGAGAATGTCGCCCGTGCCGGGGATCGCGTGATCGTACGGCCGCCCGGTCTCGTCGGGCCGCCCGAGCGTGTGCTCCGCATTCTTCTCGCGCACCGCCTCGTGGTACTGCGCGCGCCAGCCTTCGGGGCCGGTGCCCTGCTCGCTGTTCATCAGGCCGATGAACTCGCGCACCGACACGTCGTGCGTGTCCTGCGCGCGATTGAACGCGCTCGTCGCCTGCTGCCATTCTTGCTGACGGCGACCCAGCTCGACGCGCAGTGCGCCCTTCTGTTCGGGCGTTGGCGGCGGTCCCTTCACGCCGTACTTCCCCGCCTGCTGCGCCCAATCGGACTGCGACTCGATCATGACCGCGACCTTCTTCGGCGGCGGCGAGTCTTGATGCAGTAGCGAGCCCTGGAGGTTTCGCAGCTTCGCCAGCAGCTCGTCCTCGCGATTCGAGAGGTCGTTCGCCTGCTGGTTCAGCCGCTCGTACTTGCGCGCCATTTCGTGCGCGCGCTCGCCCGTCGCCTCGTCGCCCGAGAGCTGCGCGTACTGCTGCGCGATGTCGGCCATCTGCGCCAGCAGCTTCTCGCGATCCTTTCGCTTCTCGATGACGTGCGCCTTCGTCGTGCGGATCACCTCGGGCTCGCCCTCGCGGAACTCGATCTTCGAGCCGGAGACATCGGGCGTGTCCTGGATCGTGTGATCTTCGGCGCGGACGTGACCGACGACGTTCGAGTAGTCGGAGTAATGCCCCTGCGTGTACGGATCGTCGGGCTTATTACTCCACACATTCAACATCTCTCGATAGTTCGTGCCGCCGCCGATGCGCTGATACGACGCATACTGCGGCGACCCGTGAACCTGCGGGATGATGTTGCGCTCGGGCTGCTCCTCGGGCGGCGCTTCGACGACGGCGACTGGTTCGCCCGGCGGGCGACCCGTCTCCTCGGGGAACATCGTCGTCTGTCCGGCCGCTTCGAGCGCACGGCGCTGCTCGGTCTGATCGTTGAGCCGGGCCTGCTCGGCCTGGTAATCGACCGCGTCGTCGTGCATGTCCTCCAGCCGCGAGATCTCCTCCTGGAGCGTGTTGATCTGACTGTGCTCCTCGTCGAAGGCGTCGCCCTCGGTGCGGTAGTAGTGCTCACTCTCCGCGCGTCGCCATTCGGCCGTGGCGTCGGCGTAGTCGTCGAGGTCGCGGCGCACGTCGTTGAACAACTCCTCTAGGCTGTCCTCGCCGAGCCGATCGCGCTCGACCGCCTCGCGCATGACCTCCTGCTCATCGTCGCCGCGCGCGCGCTCGTCGCCGCCGGAATCGTAGACGACCCATTCGTCCTGCACATCGGTCTGTTCGAGCTGAATCTCCTGGGCGCTCGGATTCTCGGTCTCGATGTGCTTCCGGAGGTCGGCCTCGGTCTCGTTCGGTTCGAGCGTGAACTCCTCCTCGTGCTCGACGCCGTCGATGGTGTACGTCGCCTTGTACACCTCGCGCTCCTCCTGCTTGACCTTATAGCCGCTCTCCTTCAGAACATTCTCATCGTCCGGCCGAGCGTCGTAGAGATCGTCCTGAATCTTCGCCATCGCCTTGTCGATCGTATCGCGCGGCACGTACTCGTCCTCGACGTGCTCGTGGATGTAGTCGATCGCATCGTCGGCGACCCGGTGCGAGAGCCCGTATTTGTCCAGGGTCTCGTGCAGCTCGTTGAGCCGACGCCGCTGCGTGCGCTCGGCGTCGTCCATCGCCTCCTGCGCTTCACTCTGCTGTCGTTCGATGTCCTCCTCGTGGGCTGTGACTTGCGTCTGCCGATTGGCGATCTGCTGCTGGATGTAGCCGGGGTCGCGTTGCTCCTCCTCCGAGAACTCGTCGATGTCGTGAATGTCGTTGGCGTCGCCTTCGAGATCGGCGACTTCGCCAACGCGATGACCCGCGCCCGAGCCGAGCGTGATGCGCTCGATCTGCGGCGCAACGTCCTCGGCCATCTTGGCGACGCTCGCGCGCGTGAGCTTCACCTTCTGCTGCTGGGCCTCCTCCAAGCGCGGGCGCAGCAGCTCCAGCTCCTTCTTCGAGAAGGCGTTCGAGCCGGACAGCTTGCCGATCCAGTCGGCGGCGGGCCGGGCCTCGTCCCACTTCTTCGGGAACACGGTGCGGTCCTCGATCGCCTGGCGGAGCCGCGACACGAACCCGCGCTCGGGCGGGATCTCGCCGTGCTTGACGATGTCAGTCGAGAGGATGGCGAGCCCACCGAGGCCGACCATCTTCTTCTCCTCATCCGTGAGATCCGAGTTGCTTGCCGCGAGCGCCAGTACGGCCGACGCGCCGAACTGCTTGCCGTAGCGGGTGCGTGCGGCGTCGAGCGCCTGGCGCGCGCGAGCCAGCGCGACCTGCGCCTTCGTCGAGGGACCGTTCTCGCCCGCGTCGCGAATCGCGGCGGCAGCGTCGGCGTAGTCGTTGATCGCCTGGTGGTACTCCTGCGCCAACGGTTCGCCCTGCTCCGCGCCGCGCGCCGCGCCTTCGAGCGTCTGGGCCAACGTCAGCGGACCCTGCTGCTCGCCCGGCCGCTCTTGCGCCGCGCGCTCCAGCCGGAAGTCCGGGTGATTCAGCATCTCGTTCGCCGCTGACTCGCGCGCCGCCGTCTCCGCGCGCGCCGTCTCCTGCGCGCGCACCATCTGATGGAAAGCGTTCGCCTCCTCGTGCGGCTGGAGCACCGGCTCGCCCATCGCGATCTGCTGCGCCGTGCGGAGCGTGCCCTCGGGCGCGCGCTGGAGCGGACCCTGCGGCGGCTCGACGACGTTCTCGCGCGGGCCGACGATGCGCTCGCCCGCCGTCTCGCGGGGGATCTGCTCGGGCGGAATGTTCTCCCAGAACTCCGGCCCGGCCGGGCGCGTGTCCTGCCCGGCGAATACGTCCTCCATCGACCGCTGCGTTTCCTGGCGGCGACCGGCGAGGAGCTGGTCCATGTTGCCCGCCAGCTCGCCGCGCTTCGCTTCGAGCGACGGCGGTTCCGGCCCGAGCTGCACCTGCTCGCGCTCGTCGGTCGGCGTGACGATGCCGCCGAAGCGGTCGCGCACGTCGGCCGCCGCGCCCCGGATCTTGTCAGCGATCGGCACGAACGCGCGACGGATCGGATCGTAGCCGAGCCCCGCTGCGCGACCGGCGAGCCCGAGCCCGGTCTCGGCGGTGACGCCGAGCGCCGCATTCGGCACGATCCCTTCGGCGACGGCGGCGAGGGCCTGCTCGGGTGTCGCGCCGCGCTGGCGCGCTTCTCGATAGGTCGCGACGCCGCCGACGATCTGCCCCTCGGTCGCGCCCCGGCCGACGATCGACGGGAGCTGCGTGCGGAGCGCCTGCACCTCCTCGCTGATGCGCGCGCCGAGCGTCGAGACCCGGCCGCCCTCCGTCGCGAGCGACGTGGGGATGCGCGGCCCCGCGACCTCCGGCACCTCGATCCCGCGCGCCAGGCGGCCGAGTCCCTGGCCGATCGTCTCCGCGCCAGCGCGTTCGAGCCCAGCGCCGAGGATCGCCGTCGCCGTCCGGCCGACCGCACCGCCCGCCGCGAGCAGCGGGAGCTGGCCGACCGCCGGGGCCGCGATGTCCTTCGTGATGTCGAAGCCGCGCTGCGTCGTCGCGCCGCGCACGCCGAGGAGCCGCTGCTGCTCCTCGGGCGAGAACGTCATCCCCTGCTGGGAGATCTCGTCGATGTTCCGCTTCTCGGCCGCGAAGGGATCTTTCACGATCCCTAATGCGGAACTCCTCACGATGTTGCCGAACGTGTCCGACTTCTCGGTGGACTGCGCGAGGAGCTGGGCGTTGTACGCCTTCCGCAGCACCTCGTTCGCTTCCTCGTGCTTCCCCTCGGCGTGGAGCTGCGAGCCCAGCTCCATGCCGCGCTTCGCGATCTCGCGCCAGTGCTCGGGCGTCGCGTTCGCTTGCTCGGTCGAGACCATCTGCTGGCGCAGCCGTTCGTCGTGCTGCTGCTGCTCGTTGAGCGGCACGACCGCGCCCGTGCGGTTCTTCACGTACGTCTGCGTCGGCGTCGCCGTCGCGGATGGCGCGGCGGCCCCCGCGATCAGCTTGTTCCCGGCGGCGCGCGCCCCCGCCGCTTCCTGCTCGGGCGTGGGCGCTGGACCCTCGACCGGCTTCTGCGGGGCCTCGTGGTAGCCGAGGAAGTCGTGGATCGCGCTGAAGATGCCGCGCCGTGGCGCGGGCGTCGGGGCAGGCGGCGTCGCCTTCATCGCAGTGTCGAGTTGCGAGGGCGGCGGCGAGAAAACGCTTTCTAGGTCAAATGCGTCCGATTCGGGGGCGGCGGGCTTCTTCTTGCCCGGCCCCTGTTCGGCGAAGATGTCCTCAAGCTGGAGCGGCGGCGTCGGCATCTACTTCTTCGCCGGGCGCGGGGTGCGCGGCTTGGCGACGTTGTAGCCCTCCTCCTGCATGAGATCGTAGATCTGCCAGATGTCGTAGCCGCGATCCTTGAGCATTCTCGCACGCGACTGCGTCTGTTCGGGCGTGAACTTCCCGGTGCGCGCCGGAGCGGCAGCAGCCGCCGCCGCCCGAACGCCGCCCGCGCGCGTGCTCTCCGCCTGCGCGCGCTGCGTGCTCGCGGTGCTCTCGGCCGAGGCGACACGCTTCGCCCCCTCGGGCGTCGCCGTGGCGATGGCGCGATCGACGGGGTTCGCGGGTACGTCCTTCTGCGCCGCCGCCGCCGCCCGGTCATGACCGGCCGCTTCGGTGTCGGCCATCTTGAGCGCCAGCTCGGCGTTCGAGAGCGCCAGCTCCGCCTGGTGATACGCGGCCGTGTTCTGCTGGCCCGACGCGATGAGCTGCGCGCGTGTGTACGCCGCGTCGTCGCGCTGCTTCTGGAGTCGCTGCCGCTCGTCGAACGTCATCTGCCCGCGCTGCGGCCCGTACACCTCGTCGTACTTGACGGTGTTCGTGAGCACGCGAGCGCGCGCCTCGCCGGGCTTCATGCCCGCGTCGATGAGCGCCTGGATTGCCTCGGTCTGCGACTGCGTCTGCTCGCCCCGCTTGCGCTGCTCCGTCGCGATGGTGCGCCGCTCCTGCGCGTCCGCTTCCAGCTCGTGCCCGGCGACGCCGATGCGCGCCTGGTACATCGGATCGACCTGATAATCCTGGCCGTTCCGCCCGTGGTAGAGGTACGGCTTGATCGCGTCGCCGATCGTCTGGGGCCTGCCGCTCGGGCCGGGAGCTGGCGTACCCGGCGTCGCCTGCTGCGCGACACCGAGCGCGGGGTTGACCGCTGGCTGCCGATCGGTCGGGACGAACGGCGCGGTGGGTTGGAGGTCGGTGATCGAGGGGAAGCGGTTCGTACCCGCGACCCGGCCCTTCGCGTCGATTTGGACAGGCGGAGCCGTTGGAGCGTTTCCTTGCTGCGAGGGCTGCATCGCGCTCGTCCCGACCGCGTTCATGCGCGCGATGCGACCCGACATGTCGTCCATGTCGAAGTCGCCTTCGTTGCCCGCGTCGTTGTCGTAGTCGGTCGCGACGGCGTTCGGCTCCGCGCCGTTGCCGAGACGGAGCCGCTTCTTGATGGCGCTGCCGATCGAGCGGAGTCGATCCATCGGCCCGACCTGTCGCGACTCGACCGGCGTCGCGCCGATCTGCGCCATCTGGTTTTGCTCGGCACGGTCGGCGTCGAGCTTCGCGTTGTACATCTGGAGCCCCGCGCCGATCGCGCGCGTGGCGTTCTGGTAGTGATCGGCCTCGCCGGGATCGTAGATCGGACGGAGGTTCAGCGAGTAGCGGCTCATCAGAAGGAACTCCCGACCTGCGAGCCGATGCCGTATCCGGCCGCCGCGCCCGCCGGGCCGCCGAGCAGGAAGCCGCCCGCGCCGCCGATGACGCCGCCGATGAGTCCACCGATCCCGCGCTTCTTCGCGCGCTTCTGCGCGTCTTGCTCGCGCTGGGCGTTCACCTGCTCCTCGCGCCGGGCGGCGAGAAGATCGTTCGCCGTGCCCTGCTGCGACTGGCCGAACGCAGCGAGCCCTTCGGTGTTGCGCTGCTGCGCGCCGAGCGCCCCCATCGACTGCTGGGCGATCGAGTCGGCGAGCTGCTTCGTCGCCTGGTTGATGACGGTGCCGTTGTCCTGGTCGTAGAACCCGGAGTCGAAGCGGCCCGCGCCGGTCGCCTGGCCGGAGAGATCGCTGAGCTGCTTCTTCAGCGCATCCGAGATCGAGCCGTACGCCCCCTGCGCGTAGGTGTTCAGCGCCTTCGAGGCGTCGAAGTTCTCGGCCGCGCCGAGATAGTCGCTGTTGGCCCGATCGCCATAGCCGGAGGCGGTGTTGTACTGGTCGCCCTGCTCGGCCGCCGTGGCGTTCGGGTCGTTCCAGTTCACGGGCGGGCGGCGGCGACCGTAGGGGTTGGCAGCGACCATCATGTCGTTGAATCCCATGATCTTCTCCGGCTCAGTTCGTGTAAACGATGATAACAGAGTAGGACCCGCCGTCAACGATGTACTGGAGATCGAGGAACGTCGCCTCGGTCTGCGTTTCGATGAAGGCGGTGATGGCCGTGTCGAGCGCGGCAGCGTTCGCCGCCTGGATCGTTTTCGTCTTGATCTGGCTCAGCTTCATGGATTGTTCTGACCCTCCTGCTTGCCTTCCTGCACGACCTCGTACTCCACCTCGACGCCGTCGATCTGCACGAAGCCGACACCGCCCAGAAACACGGTCTCGATCGAGACCTGGAACCAGCAGCCGCGAGGCGCGAACAGCCCCGCCGTGTTATAGCCGGTGACCGTGTTCTTGAACTTCTGCATGAGAGAAATCTCAAGCACCGTGCGGAGCTGCGCCGGGTCGGCCGCGTTGGCGAGCGTGAAGTCGCGCGTGATGAGCAGCGCGTCGTCGAGGTACACCTTCACGCGAAGCGGCGTGAGATCCGTGTCGAAGGTGACCGGCACGTAGAGCGTGTAGTACGCCGCCTCGCCGCCGACGCCCGCGACCGCGAGCCGATCCGACTTCGCGAAGCCGTTGTAGTCCTCGCCGTCGTCCTGGAACGTGTCGCCGACTTTGAGCAGGTCGGCCCCCGCTCCGTCGTTGCGGCCGAGGAACAGATGCTTGACGACGCCCATTAGTTGGTCACCGTGATGCCGTCCACCAGCGCGACCGCTGATAGCTCGGTGTAGATGTTCCCGAGATCCGTTGCGGTGAGCACCGACCGGGTGACGATGATCGCGTAGAGGTCACCCTTGAAGTGCGCGCCGCCCGTGCCGCGTAAGAGATTCATAATGCAGAAGCCGATTGGTGCGCCGGGGCCGGTGTCCGCGCCGAGATCGGTCGAGCCGTCGTAGCCGTGAACGGTGCCGGTCGAGGTGTCGCCCGTGAAGCCGAGGATCACCCAATCGCCGCGCCGATCCGCGCCGGAGCCGGGCGCGTCGCCGTAGTCCACCTCCTCGTCGCCCGACGCATCGAACCAGAGCGCAGGCTTGAGCCCCGCGAACTGCTCGATCATCGGCCGTCGCACCGCTCCGGCTTCCGTGCATTTGATGCAGAACACGACCGTCATGCCCTGGTCGGCCGGAGCCAGATCCGGGTTGTCGGCGATGGTGATGTCGCCCAGCTCCTCGGTCGTGCCGTTGAACGAGATCCGGGGCGGCCCCGCCGTGTACGGCGGCTCGACTGCGCCCGCGAAGATGTTCGGCGCGTTCATGCCCGTGTTGTCGCGGCCGTGCCAGGTGTTCAGCTTCCCGGCGTCCAGCTCCATGCCGCGCCCGGCGATGTAGATCCCGTAGATGTCGCCGGGTGCGCCGTTCACCGCCGTGATGAGCGCGGCGAGCGGATCGGTGAACACGACGCCCGCGATCGTCACCCAGGCCGTGGGACCGACCAGGCCGTCGAGCGTCTTGCGCCGGTAGCGCACATCGCGCGTGAGGCCCACGTACGCCGACACGTCGCAGGTGAATCGCTCGATGTCGAATGAGAGAATCGTCAAGGACGGGTCCCAGCCGCCGACGCCGTCCGAGACCTGCGCTTCGTACCGGATGTGCGTGCCCTCGCCCGTGAACGGCGAGCTGACGATCTCCAGCGTTTGATCCGTGCCGTTGTCGATGTAGTTCGCTTCCGTGTTGATCGGCGTCGGCAGCGTCGTGAAGGCGGCGGGATCGGCAACGTGGCGCGTCGCGGCGGGCCAGAGCGTCGGATCGGCCGAGACGTACGCGCTGCCCGGCACGCCGAGGCGCGACGGCCGGATCGCCCAATCGCTCGGTTCCCCGCACCAGAGCCCGGAGATCGTCGTGAACCACGAGCTGCGGCTCGCGACCAGCTCGGTGAACTTCTTCACCCAGACGTTCGCGAACGTGCCCACCTTCTCGCGCACCCACCACTCGACGGCGTCAGTCGGGTCCGGGGTGCCGGAGATCGACACGCTCCACGTCTGCGATCCATCGGTCGAGGCGGTGTGCGCGACCAGCGTCGTCGCGATGGCGGGCGGCGCGGCGAGCGTCGAGACCGCCAGCTCGTAGAACGTGCCCGCGCAGCCGACCTTCACCCCGAGCTGGTTGTAGCCCCAGCGCGGCGATGAGGGATCACTCAAGTGCAACACGTACTGCCACTGCCCGAACGAGAACACGACCTCGCGCTGGTCGTGATCGTAGTACGCGAAGGCGTCGTCGGTGTCGAAGCCACTCGCCAGTGGATCGGGCGCGGGGCCGAGCAGGTTGAGCGGGATCGCGAGATCTTCCGACTCGCCGCCCGCCGTGCGCCGGGGGCCGCTCTCGCTCCAGAAGTAGTTGACGTTGCCGACCGAGACGGAGAGCCGCTGCGCGATCTGGCCGAACGCGCCGTCGAGCGGTTGCACGCCGAACGTCGCGCGATCGTACCCGACGAGCTGGAACGTCTCGCTCAGCTTCTTGAGCGCGAGAACCTGGCCCGCCTTGTCGCACGCGAGCACGGGCTCGCCCTGCTGGCCGACGAGGAAGTAGTGCTGCGGATCGAACACGGTCGGCTGGCCGGGCAGTGAGATCCGCAGCGTCTCCGGGCGATCCGGGTCGGCGTTCGTGCCGTAGCCCCAGCCGATGAGATAACTCAAATAGCGCGTGACGCCCCGGAAGATCGGACTGCCATCGAGCCCGCCGATCCCCTCGAAGGCTCCGGTGTTTAGGTTGTACACGACGGTGCTCATGCGCTTCGAGATGTCGGGCTCGTCGTGCGCGATGAACAGGCGGCCGTACACGTCGGTCATGATGATGCGCGGCACCGACTGCCCGCCGATGAAGAAGAACGGCGCAGCGGTATCGACCGGCGCGGTGCCGTCCGCGTTCACGATCCACAGCTTGAGCCCGTTGCCTACGGCCGCGAAGTCGTACGTGACGACCGCGCCCTTCGCGCGCGCGCGGATCGGCCAGATGCCGCAGATGTCGGTCGCCGTGCCGAACGTCGCGCCCGTGTTTCCGTTGCCGCCGCGCAGCACCATCTTGCCGTAGCGAAGGTGCCAATTACGGATGTCTGAAAACGCGGACTTATCGACGACCATGATCCCGCTGTCGCGATCGAGGCCGCCGCCGAAGGGGATGGGCGCGGTCTGTCTAGGCAAGGCCGGTCTCCGTGGATGATGCGATGAGGGCCAGGCCCTCGTGGGCGAGGTAGAGCCGCGAGGTGACGCCCGAGTCGCGGTTCTGGTTGGACCAGGCCCAATAGTAGCCGATCGTCGAGCCGTCGCTCGGGTCGGGGGCGATCCCAGGGAACGCGATCGTGTCGATCACCTGGTCATCGACGAGGACCTGAAGCGCGGCATCGAGCCCGAAGTCGGCCGAGTTGAGGCGCAGCTTGTAGTCGTGCCAGTCCTCCAGATCGAACCCCGCCGGGAGCTGGTTGCCCGGCACGTACGTCTTGTCGTACGTGAGCGCCGCGCCGGTCACCTTCCGGATCGAGAGCCCGAGCGTGTCGATGTCGCGGAGCCCAAACGAGAAGCCCGCCTGCTTCGCGACCGAATCACGGATGCGGATGTTGAGGCCCTGGCCGATCACCATGCCCACGTCGCCGCCGATGACGCCGCTCGGCTGCTCGAACGCCATCGTCATGTGCAGTTCCCACCACGCGATCTCGTCCAGCTTGCCGATGAGCGCGCGGTTCGGCTGCTGCGTCGCGATGTAGATCTGCGTGTTGCGCGACGTGCCGCCCTGCGGCGAGAAAACGCGGCCGAGCGAGCCCGCCGCCGCCGCCATCCGGAGCGCGTACTTGTTGCGATAGTAGACGCTGCCGTCCGGGCCGGTGCCCGCGCCGAGAATCCCCGAGAGCATCGTCGCGCTCGTGCCGACGTTCGCCGTCCAATCCTGGCGCACGCGCATCCCGCCACTGATGGGATCACCAGCTCCGAACGCCGCCGCAGGCCAGTGGAGCGAGATCGTGCGGCCGACGCCGCGAGGGACGTGCAGGTCGGGCTCGAAGGGCTCGAACGACTCCGGGGCGGTGATGTTCTCGAAGAAGAACGTGTTTCGGAACGTCGGCCCGAACGTCAGCGAGTTGTTTTGAGAACTGATAACGAGCGTTCTGAGCACGACGAACCGGAACCCCGGCTCGTACGTCAGCGTGCGTGTGCCGCTCGTCGAGAGATCCCACGTCACGAACTTGGGGCTCGTGAACACCAGCCCGCCGCCGCTGAAGTCGGACTCCTGCACGACGGCGTACATCGCGAGCGCCGACGCGCCGACGAACTGCGCCGTCGTCCGGATCTGCTTGATCGGCTTATCGAACTCGATCACGAGCTGCATGTTCTGGCCCGGCGCGGCCGAGAGCTGGAAGTCGCCGTAGTACGGCAGCGGTCCCGCGTAGTAGCTCGGCGGGGTGATCGGGTTCGAGTGCGCGACCGGCGGCACGACCATCCCGCCGTCGATCGAGAGATCGACGCGCTCGGTCCAGGTGACGCCGTCGAGGGTGCCGGTCGGATCGCGAAGCGGGCCGCTCATAGCAGCGAGTCCTCCGTGGGTCCGGCCTTGATGTTCACCCCCATCATCGCCGTGTACATCTTGCCGCCCGCGCGCGTGCCGAACCAGCACTGCATCGCGCCGCCCGGCAGGAGGCCGGACTCGAAGTCCTCCTGGAGCAGCAAGATGTCGTTAATGAGAATCTTGAAAATCGCGGGCTGGTCGTCGGTCGCGCCGAGGAACCGATACTCGTACATGTTGAAGTCCGAGACATCGAGGTCGATCGGCAGCGCGTCGGAGTGCGTGAGCCCGCCGCCGCCGACCGCGCGCGCGTAGAACGTCACGACGTTGGTCGCGTCCGGCCGCAGCAAGAGTCCCGCGCCCGTGCCGGTTTTGATCGCGTTCGTGTCGTTCTCCAGCTTCATCATGAGCCCGATGTCGCCGGAGCCCGTGGGCTCGAACGCCATGAGCCCCTTGACGCGCCAGCACGCGCGGTCGCCCCGGAACTCCGCGCCGCCGCGCTGCCGATGGAAGTCGATCCACGCGAGTCCGATCTCCGAGCGCCCCGCGCCCTGCGCTTCCATCCAGCCGCACGGCCGACCCTTGTAGACCGTGTGACCGCTCGCGCCGGGAGCCTGGCCGGAACCGACGCCCGAGTAGAGCGAGCGACCCTGCCGCGAGACGCACTGCGGCGACACCCCGTTCGCGAGGAGCTGCGCGTTGTTCTCGGGGCACGAGAGGTCGAGCGATGCGCCGCCGCCGAGCCCGATGCCGAGGTTCGGCGCGATCGTGCGCGCGCCCTGGCGCAGCGAGCCGACGACCTGGTCGGGGCAGTTCTCCCAGACCTCGTCAACCGGAATCGGATCGAGCGGCGGCCCCGGATCGAACGGCCCCTGCCGGAGCGAGCCAGTGGTCGGCGTGCTCTCGTTCCAGGTCATTGCGGTCCCTCGCGCAGCGAACCGACCGTTACGTCGGCGCACACCGTGAAGCCGGAGGCCGGGCGTGGGCATTGCTGCCACGATCGGAGGCTACGCCTTGCCGCTGTATTCATCGTGATGTTCGCGGTCAGCATGGGCAGCAGGGCCGCACCGCGCGCGGTCGCTCGCGCTTTGGCTGGAGCGACGGAGGTGAACATCGGCAGGATGGCTGCCCCGGTTCCTTCGGCCGGAGCCGCTGCCGCGCCACTCGCCGGACCCATCGCCGGAAGGAACGCCGACGACATCGCCGTCGCGCGCGCGAGCCCGCTCGCGTCCGAGGTGAACATCGGCAGCGTCGCGTTGCCGATCGCGCCGGGTGACTCGACGCCCTCGGCGAGCGGTGCGCCAGCGACCGGAAAGCCGCCGGGGATCACGGGCTACGAATCCCCCACTCGGCCTCGGCCCAGCGCACGATCTTCAGGCGATCGGTCGAGTTGAGGAAGGCGGTGACGATGAAGAACTCGCCGATCATGCCCTTCGCGACATCGGTGCCGGTGTTGCTCTGGAAGATCCGGAACTCGTTCGTCGCGCCGCCCGCCGTCGTGCCGGGCGAGACGGTGACTTCGCGGTTGTTGATCGACTGGATCGAGGACGCGCCGTTGAAGGCGTGGATCACGACCGCCGGGTGCGCGAGGAACTGCGGCGGGAGATCGGCGTCGTTCACGCCTGCGCCGCCGGGGTGCGCGGCCGGGAGCGTGCCGTTGTACATGCGATCGAGCGGCGACGCCGGGCCGAAGCCGATCGGGTTGCCCGCCCAATTATACAGGTGCCCGTTGCCCGAGAAGCCCTTCATGTTCTGCACGATGAACACGAGCGTGCAGGTGAACGGCGAGCCCTGCGCGGCGAGCGCGGAGAACTTGAGCGTGTTCGAGCTGGTGTTCACCACGGCCGGATACTTGTTGTTGAGCACCCGGTCCATGTACTTGCACTTATTCGCCGCAGCGGTGTCGGAGTCGCGCGCGTTGCCGCTGATGTCGTACCACTTCGTGACGTAGCCGTTGGTGTCCAGGTCGATCCGCGAACGCCGGGCGCTGTAGCGCGCGTAGAGGTTCGACGTGATCGGGAACGCGGCGATGGCATCGAGCTGCCGCGAGACGACCGTGAGGAACACGTCCTTCGAGCCCGAGCTGAAGTTCACGAGCGCGTTGGCGTTCGAGCTGCCGTGAACCTCCAGGCGCGTCAGCTTCGTGCCGGAGGCGACGTACATGCCGACGCCGACCTCCCACTCGCTCGGCCCGGCGATGCAGTACGGCACGATGTCGCCGTCCGCGCAGACCGAGCCGAAGGTGCGGTGCGCGGCAGCCGCCCCGGCCAGGGTGATGTCGCCCGTGCCGGTGGTGGTCGTGCTCTCCTTGACGCGATCCGCGACGATGTTGCTCACGACGAGGCGGGCATGGTGAGCGTGAACGAGCTGACCTGGAAGTCCTGGCCCGCGAGCAGCGCCGGGTTATCGACGGTGATGCCGCCGCCGCCGCCCGTGACCGTCACGTCGATGTCCATCACGTACGTGCCGCCGTTCGACTTGAAGCGCGCGTAGCCGATCGTGCCCGCGTTGTCGGCGCTCGTGTCCTCCCAGGCCGTGACGTTCTTCGAGATCGAGCCGCCGCTCGCCGCCGCCATCGCGTCGGCCGGAAGCGAGACCGTCGAGACGACCGTGCCCGTCGCCGCATTGTCAGCCGAGGCGGGCTGCGCCCCGGTGCGAAACTCGACGGTGCCGTTATCGAAGAACGCAATGGCGCTCCCCGTGTTGAACATGCAGTCGAGGATGACGTTCCGCAGCGCGGTGTTCAGCCGGACGATCATGTGCGGGCAACCCTCCGAGTGAAGCGCGTCGTGAGCGGCGCGTAGTTCGTGACGTGGTCGATGTACGCCGTGAGGATCGGCGCTTCCTCCTTGTCGAGCGCGGCGATGGCGGCCTGCTGGATGTCCTGCGGCAGCCGCGTCGCCTTCCCGAGCAGGTGCTTCGTCAGGTCGATCACCAGCAGCTCATCCCAGGGCGCTTGCAGCTCCAGCACCGAGTCGCCGTCGAAGGGGCCGAAGGCCGCCGCGATGCGCGAGTACAGGATCTCGACCGAGGTGACGCCGACGAGATCCGTATCCACACCCTGCAATACGAGATCTCGCAACGTCGCACGAGGCGGCAGCTCGCAGTCCTTCTGCGCCGCCGGGACGATGTTGATCTCCGTGCCCGCCGCCCACTGCGAGGTGCCGGGGTCCTCGATCTTGACGAGCGAGATCAGCTCGGGCGTCGGCACCGGCTCGATGATGTCGTTCAGGTCCGTCGCCGTGTTCGAGTCGAGATTCGAGAGCGCGCAGACGCCGTAGTAGTCGGGGTTGGCCTTCGCCGCGAGCGTCATCAGCTCGCGCTGCCGCAGCCCCATGCGCCGGTACATCGTCGAGCGCGTCGCCGGGTAGTGCTCCGTGATCTCGCTCGTGCGCGCGAGCGCCAGGATCGCCATCTCCTCTGCGGTCATGCGGCGGGTCCGGTGATGAGAGTCGTGCGGATGAGATCCGGGATGTTGATGTTGCGCGTGTTGCCGTACTGCCGGACGACGTTCGAGTTGGCGACATCGAGCCAGGTGATGAAGCTGGTCGCCCAACCGTCGCGCATCGGCTGGAGCGCCGCCACGTCATCAGCGCGGCCGTCCTGCGCGGCGAGATACATCGCCGACTCCAGCGCGAGCAGGCGGTCGAACGTCGTCGGCCAGAGCGCGTCGAGGTTCGAGTTGATGTCGCCCGGCACGTCCGGCGTTTTCGTGTAGAAGAACGTGATCGAGCCCGAGGTCGGGTCGAGCGGGTTGCCTGCCGAGAAGTAGCGGTTCCCCTCAGTCCACACCGCGCCGCGCCCCTCGTCGGCCTTGAGCTGCGAGCGCGGCACGATGATGATCTCGTTGCCGACGTTGTCCTCCAGCCGGAACACGGCGAGCGCGTCGGTCGGCAGCGTCCAGCCGCCCGTCGAGACGTTCACGATCGTGTGCTTCGAGAACCGCTCGGGGTTCACCTTCGCGCTCAGCAGATAGAGCGCGCGCATCGCATCGACGACGACGAAGCGCAGCTCGTCGGCCTTGTCGGTGAGGAACGACGGCTTGTTCTTCGTCGAGTAGCCGAACGCGCGGGTGAGGATGTCGCTCGGGGTGCTCATGGGCGATACACGTCCTCGGTGAAGAAGGAGCGCGCGCCGACGTTGTTGCCGATGTCGGTGAGGAAGTCCGTCTCGGCGGAGCCGAGCGTCTGTGCGAAGATGCTAATGTTGATCTTGGAATCCGGCCGCTCCTGCACCTCGCGGTTCGCGAAGAACAGAGCGACGCGCTCGACGCACGCCAGCTCGGCGATGTCGGGCAGCGCGACCGTGTCGTCGAGGTCCGCGAGGTCGGCGGGCACCGTCGAGGTCGTGATCTCGACCGAATCGAAGTTCGACCAGATCGTCGAGATCGGCCGCAAGTAGAGCGTGGAGCCCACCTGCCAGCACGCGGCGCGGGGCGCGTTCGGCGCGTTGCGCTGCTGAAAGTCGATGAGCCGCACCTGATACGGGTCCTTCGGCACGGTCGTCTGGTTGGCGAAGTGCGCCTGCACATCCAGCACGAGCCGCGCGCTCGTGAGCGGAATGCCCACAGTGAAATCCGCGAGGGGCAACGCCACCGTATCGACGACCGTGACCAGGTTCGGGTCGATCTGCGAGATCTTCCCGTGCAGCCGCTTCGCATACTGCGACAAGATCCGGAGCGCCCCCTTGTTCGGGTGATGCTTCGGATCAAAGGCTGCGTGCCTATCACGCGCCGCGTCGATGACGTTGCCCGCCCGGATCGTCATGTCAGCCCTGCGCCTTGAGGAGTTTCTTGACGGCCTTCAGAATATCCTCACGAACGGTGCGACCCCCGCGACCCGTTGCTTTGATGGTCGTCGGGTCTCCACCCAGCTCGGCGAACTTGGCTTCCAGTTCGGCCTTGCTCAGCTCGTCCACCTCGACCTCCTCGGTCTCGGTCTCGGGCTCGCTGCTCTCGTCGGTCTCGGGCTTCGGCTCGTCCGTCGTCGGTCCACTGACTTCGGGCTGCTTCGACGCGAGGAGGCTGTCGATCTCCTCGATCACGTCGGTGCGCCGCTGCTGCTGCATCTCCACCGTGCGGAACAGCGCCAACGCCTTCGGGCGTGCGCCATCCGGTCGGCTCAGCTCCGCTTCGTAGAGGCCGTCGAAGAACGACGGGTTCTCCGTCAGCGCCTTCTGGAGCTGGTCCAAAGGGAGCACGTCCGGCGTGTCCGGCGTGCCGCCGATCTTCTCGCCATGCTTCACGACCGCGCCGGGCTGCGGAGCGGTCGAGGGGGAGGAGCCGCGAACGCGCGGGCCAAACTTGTGCGCGCCCTCGGTGAACTTCTTCTGCTCGCGATCGAACGCTTCCTGCCCGATGACGCGCGGGCCGTGCGCTGGACCGAGACGCTGTGCGTCCATGCTCAGACTCCTAGAATGAGACCGCTGCCACGGCCGCCCGTCATGCCGCCGCGCCCGAAGTTCTTTCGGTCACGCGCCTGCCGGTGCCAGTGATCGCGGCCGTCGTTGAGGATGTAGTCGCGGAAGTTCGCGTCGCTCGCCCGCTTTTCCTCCGCGCCGGTCACTTCATCGAGCACCCGCGCCTCCTTGGCCTTGCGCTGCTCCTCGGAGCGGAACACGAAGTCGCGCTCCTGGAAGTCGCGCACCATGAGGCAGTGGTACTCGTGGTCGGTGCCGCGCTGGGCGATCACGTCACCAGACGGATCGCCGGGCGCGAAGTATTCTTCAATGCGTGCGAACCCTTGCATGAGCAATCTCGCAAGCATCTTATTGCGCTGGATCGTCGGGAGTTTCTGGTGCTCGATCGGCAGCATGTCCATCTGCTTCGCGATCAGCTCTCCCTTTCGTCGGCGCTCGTCGTTCGGCTTGATCGCCCCCAACCACCAGCGACCCTCGCCGACGTAGACCAGCTCGACCTGCGGATCAATCATCCGCAGGTCGGCCAGGAGCAGCAGCGGAGTGGGGCGTGCCTCCGCGTTGTCGAACTGTACGAGCCGCTGCATCACACGTCCGTGGCGACGCTGTCACCCCGGATCGGCCACGGCAGGAACTCCAGCTTCACCGCCGGATTCACCGCCGCGCCCGTGCCGTCGCTCGTGTAGCACAGGACGCCGAACTGGTTCTCGCGATGCACGCGAGGCCCGTAGGTATCCTCGACGGTCTCGGTGAACGCGACCGGCACCACGTCGGCGCTCGGCGTGAGCACGGTGCCGGTGAAGCTGACACCGCTGCTGAGCCCCGCGCCCGTGCCGTAGAACGTGACCGCTGCCACGTCGCTCGCCGCCGTCATGTCGTCCGTGTTGGCGGTCCACTTCGTGTTGTTCTTCGTCTGGATCGTGATCGCGCCGACGATGAACTTGCCCGCGTCCGGGGCGACGGTCGCCGCTGCGGCTTCGGCGGCAGCCTTCGTCGCGTACGCCTGGTCGGCGGTGATGACCTTCGTCGAGAGCACGCCATCGGCGGCGTTCTGCTGGATGAGGATCGTCCCCCAGACCTGCCCGGCCGCCGCGTTGTTGATCGTGTGCGCGGCGGTGAACGTCTGCGCCGTGTTGGCCGCGATCTCCTTGAACACGCCCGCCGTCGTGAGATAGCGGGAGACGGCCGTGTTCTTGTACTTCTCCGGCACCGCATCGACGACGATCACGGCCGCCTGCATCGGCTGGTTGCCGCTCGTGATGTAGTAGAAGAACTCCAGCGCCGCCGTCACGCCCGTCGCGTACACGCTCAAGAGGTGCAGCTTCACGGCGCGCGTGAACTTGTGGACCCAGATCGCCCGCTTCGTCTGCGACACCGCGATCGTCGAGAGCGGCAGGTTGAGCTGGCGCAGGGGATACGACGAGTTTTGGTCGATGTTGCGGTCCTGAAACCGAGGCATTGCTCGCTCCGAAAGAGGTTGCCCGGCGGTGCCTGTCGGAGCGCACCGCCGGGATTAGAGATCAGTAATCGAACTGCCGGTTCAGCCCCTCGATGCGGAAGTTGCGGCGCGGCACGAGGCACGCGAGCTGTTCGTACAGCTTGCCGAAGGCGAAGTACGCATCCTTCCGGCCCACGTTGTCCGTCACGAGGTTCCAGATCGAGCCCTGGCGGTTGATCCACTCCCAGGTGTTCAGCGTGAAGCGGCGGAACGTGGAGGTGGTGAGCCCGAACGCGATCTGCGGGGGCAGCTTGCGCGCCGACCGGAAGGGGATGATGCGGTCACCGAGCTGCACCGCCATCTTGCCCTTGCCGCCCGTGAAGTTCCGGGCGTCTGCGATCATTCGATCGCCGACCACGTCGCGCCAGTAGCCGATCGAGGCGTGCGGCGACACGACCAGCGCGTCGATCTTCGCGGCGGCCGAGGAGATCGTCACCGCATCCGCGACGATCAGCAGCTCCTCGGTCAGCTCACCGTTGTACGGTGCGCCCGAGGCGTCGATGATGCGGCTGTTGAACGAGCGGTTCCCCGCTCGCGTGACGTTGTTGTACACCGGCAGGATGCCGCCGTCATCGACGGCCGCGAGGAGCCCCGCCAGTTCGCGATCGACGCCGCTGTTCTGCGACGCCGTGCCCGCCTGGTCACCGCTGAAGATGTAGTCGTCGTCGGCGATGGCGGCCGTCAGCGCGGCATCCAGCGTCAGCGACAACGTGTTCGCGCTCTCGTCGATGTCCTCGACGAGCGCGGCCTGCGTGGAGCCGGGGTTGCGGAGCGCCGTGCCCGCCGCCGTGGACGAGAACACGATCGTCTCGCCTTCCTGGAACTGGAGCCAGGCGTCCTCGTAGCCCGTGACCCCGAGCGCGCGGTCGATCGTGAGCGCCGTGGTGACGCGACCACCGGCAACCCATCCGGCCTTGACGCGCGCCTTGATGCCCGCGCCGAAGCCGATGTACATGCGATCCATCTCGTTCACGACGCGCTCCTTCGTGTCCGGCAGCGCGCGCTCCATGAAGTTGATGAACGAGCCCTCGTCGCCCACGACACGGTCCATCGTGTCGCCGGTCATCTCGACCACGCCCATGATCTTCTTGAGGAAGATCCGGCCGTTGAACGCCTTCGGGTTCTGCGGCACCGGGATGTAGTCGTTCTCGGCGCGCGCACCAGCAGCACCAGCGAGACGGATGTAGTGAGCGGTCTCGATGTACTTCCCGCCCGTCGTCTCGTCGGTTTTCACGTTGAAGTCGGTCTTGAACATGTCCATCAGCTCGGAGTCGTTCACGATGTCCACAATGAGCGGGTCCGAGTAGATGATCTTCATCAGGTTGTCGAGCGCCGTCGTGTCCGTCGTGACGCCCATGAGCAGCGGCGATGCGTGAGCGGCGGGAGCGCCGACCAGCATCGCGACGCCCATGACCAGGGCGACCGCGAGGAACCCAGCGAGGCGCGACTGAAGCAGACGCTTCATGCGAGTCTCCTAATACGTTTTGACACCGCGCTTCAACCGATCGCGATGCCATTGCACGGCCTGCGCGGTCGTCATCTTCGTGCCGTCCGCGTTGGTCGGTGCAGTGAGTGGAGCGGCAGCGCCGGGGGAACCGGCCCCGCCAGCGGGGATCGAAGCGCCAGCGGCACGCACGGTCGCAGCTTTCGCGAAAGCGGCTCCGTTCGGCTTGGGGCGCGCAGGTGCCGGGGGCGCAGCGGGTCTCGCGGGAGCGGCGGGCGCACGCCGTGCCGCCATCGCTGGCCGCCCGGTCATGGTCGATCCTCCCCGTCGCGCGAGGGCTACGGCTGCTGCCGACGCCGCTACTTCGGGGTCGATCCCGAGAGCGAGCAGTCGGTTCTCCAGCAGTTTCGGCACTTGATGCACCGGCAGCGTCATGAGGTTGTTGCTGTCGGCGTAGATCTGGAGATCACGGAGCATGTCCGTGAACGCCACCTTGCGAGCGGCCTCCGACATCTCGGCGGGTAGCATCGAGACGACGGCGGTCTGAATGTCCGCGAGGTTCGACTTCACCTCGCGGCCCTGCGTGATCCGGCTCTGCGCCTCGCGTTCGAGGTTCGAGCGCGACGTGGCAACGTCGCCAGCGAGAGCGCGGATCTCGTTCGGATCGGAGATCAGCTTTTCGAGCTGCGGCTTCAGCTCGTTGAACAGCGACGGCTGCGACAGGAAGAACAGCGTCATCTGCTTCGCCGTTTCCTTGTCGCGGTTCGTGAGATCGAGGAACGCGCCGATCGGGTCCACCTCGGCGTACTCGCGGATCTCGTCCATGCGCTGGAGCTGGGCGTGCGCCGAGTCCACCAGCTCGCGCGCTTCGCGACCGGCGACGGCGTCCTCGCTGAGCTGCGCGAGCGCGGCGGCCGTCTCAGGCGAGTCGGCGACGATCGCGAGCGGGCTCTCCGCGCCCTCGGGCGTGAACGGCAGCTCGACGCGCAGCGGATCGGCCTCGGCTTCACCAGCGCCTTCAGGAGCCGCTTCCGCACCCGGAGCGGGTTCTTCCCCTGGTTTCGGCGCTTCACCGGCCGCAGGGGCTTGCCCGGCGGGCGGCGCGGCCTGCTCGCCTGGCTTCGCGAACTGGCCGCCCTCGGGAACGCCAGCGGGCACGCGCGGCGGCTGACCGGCAGCGGGCACGACAGGTGCGGCCGGAGCGGCACCAGGCACGAGCGGCTGACCGGCAGCGACGCGAGCGCGCGCGGCATCGGAGGCGATCTCGACGGCCGACTTATCGGGCGCGACGGAGTTGCCTGGTTGAACGATGATCTGGGCGCTGGAGCCCGGATCGGGAGTCAGAGTCGTCGCCATGTCTAGGACGGGGGTGGGCCGCCGGTCGGAGCCCCGGCAGCGGTGGGCATGGTCCCGCCGGGCACGCCCGCTTTCGGAGGCGTCGGGGGGGAGGGACGAACGTTGCCCGACGCATCGCCGTTACCTGGCCCGGACGGTGCGCCCTGCCCCGGTTGTCCCGGTGGACCGCCGCCTGCGCCGAGTGCGCCAGCGACGGCATTCTGGAGTCCGGCCTGCTGCATCGCGGCCTTCGCGACGGCGGCTTGCGCGGCGAACTGGTGCGCCTGCCGATGCAGAACGAACTGGTTCTTCGTGTTGTCGTCGAGCTTCAGGAACTCGGGCGACTTCATAAACTTCTCATGGACGATCAGGTGCATCTGGTGATCGTACCATTCGTACACGGGGATGAGCGCCGCCTGCTGGCCCTGGAGGAGCTGGCCGTTCTCCTGCTCGGCCGTCGTGTAATCGACGCCGCCAGGCTTCGCGAGCCGCGAGAGGTGCGGCATCCGCGCCAACTCCCAGAACTTCATCATCGCCTGCGGCGAGCCGGGGAGCCCGAACAGTCCGTTCGAGTACGCCCACACGACTTTGTCCTGCTTCTCCGCCAGGCCCTCGGGCTGCATCGACTCCACGTCCGGCCGCACGTTCACGTCGCCCGTCTTGAACATCTCCGGGTAGACCGTGATCGTCCGCGCGATGTTGTCGTCGCCCGCATATGAGATCGTGGTTTCGAGATCCCAGATGAGCGGCATGAGCACGCGCCAGTTCTGGTAGAGGCGGCCGTACTCTCCGGCGACGCGGCGCATCGTCGGGCCGAGGAACCGATCGGTGTTGAAGCGGACCTCGCGCACCTTCTCGCCCGAGTCGCCGGGGTTCGACTGCTCCTCGGCTCCGCTGGTGAACCCAATCGAGTTGAACTCGCCCTGCAACATCTCGTACGACTTGTACACGTCCTCGCCGAGCGCGGGCGGCGCGACGTACTCGATCGGCGCGACGCCGGGGCGGCGCGTGAGCACGTAGTTCTGGCCCGGCCGGTTCGAGAACTTCCGGAGCCCGAGGTTCGCCGCCTGGTCGATGATACCGATCGGATTCGTCGAGAGGTTGACGTGGTCGTTGATGCGGCCGTTCCGATCGTTGATCTGCCGCTGCACCGGGTTCAGCGCCTCCTGCGGCGTCGTGCCGCCGGGGCGACCGGGGATGCGGATGAACTCGAACGTGTTGAGCGGGCTCGTGTACGGGAACGCGGCCGGGCGCACGCCGTCGCGGATCACCTGCGAGCGCGAGACCACGCACCAGCGCCCGCCCGGCGAGTCCTCGGTCTGCTCCATGCCCGCGTAGCTGCACGGCGCTTCCCAGAGCTGCGTCAGCTCGACGTAGCCGTCCGTGTTGGTCGCGGTCGTCTGCGACTCGGGCAGGCCCCACGTCGCGCCGTAGAAGCCGGTGCCGTAGAGCAGCCGCTCGATCTCGCCGACATCGGTCGCCTGGCCGCCGCGCACGTCGGGCTGCACCTCGACGCCGAACATCTCGTACACCTGCTCGGGCGTGTGATACGAGCGCAGCCAGTGGCGGCGCTTCATGTACCACGGCTGCGGCCCCCAATCGGCGCGGCACTGCATCGGCGAGTACACGTCCGACTCGATGCACCCGGTGCGCTGCTGGTAGGCGTTGCCCGAGTGGACCAGCTCGGTCTGCCCTGGCGCGACGAGCCGCGCCTTCGTGAGCATCTGGCCCTGCTTGTCGTAGCGCACGCCGTCGTCGTACGGCTGCATCGCTTGGCCGCCGTCGCCGTCATCGACCGGCTGGTCGTTCACATCGACGACCGGCACCATGCCCTGGCCCTGGAACGTCTGCACCTTCCCGCCGTGCGGGTTGATGCGCGAGATCAGGTGCCCACGCCCGGCGGCGATCACCCAGCCCATGAGCCGGTCGTGGATGTCCTCCATGTTCGCCTCGAACCAGACCGTCTTGATCGCGATGTCGAGCACTTCCGCCAGCTCGGCGTCAGCGCGATCGGGGCCGGGCACGAACGCGACGATCGGCATGTTCTCGGTCGCGCGCGCGTGGGTCAGGATGAACCACGGCAGCAGCTTGTTGAACACGGGCCGCGCGCGGTATTGGCGCTCCTCGGCCGACATCCATTCGCTCGGGTCGAGCCAGCGGCCGAGCACGGGGTGGAAGATCGCGTGCTGCTGCCCGGCGATCATCCGGATGTTTTCCTCGATCTGCCGGTTCTGCTGACGGACGAGGTCGTCGTAGAAGCCCCAGCCCGCCTTGACCATCTGGAGCCGCGCGCCGTCTTGGCTGTCGGCCGTGTTGCCCTGGCGGAGCGGGATGATGGACTTCGGCCCGTTCTGCGGGGCCGCTTCCATCGTCTTGCTCGATGTGATGACGAGAGGAGCAGTCATTCAGCGAGAGTGAAGGGGGAAGTGACGGCCGCCCGGCAACTTACGAGACCGGGCTGGTGCGGGAAATGCCCCCACACCGGGGGGGGGTTGAGCTTTCAGGCCGTCGCAGCGGTTGATACCGGGGGTCGTGTGCGCGCTGACGGCGACCGTGTCTGCACCTCGTAGCGGAGCGTGAGCCCCTGGAGCACGTCGAGCGTCGCGCCGCGCGCCCAGACGATGCAGCGCATCTGCGTCGGCAGGTCGCTCGGGATCTTCCGGGCCGCGCGCTTCGCGTGCTCGCGCACCACCTCCTCGGAGATCTTGAGGTGGACCGCCAGCTCGGTGTACGTGAGCCCGACGCCGAGCAGATCGACGACGATCTCCTGCATCGTCGAGAACGGCGCGAGCAGCGCGACGCGCTCCATCAGCCGACCGCCAGGCGTTCGCGCAACGTCTCGCCCGGCACGAAGCCGGTGCCCATGACGAGCGAGCGCGCCTCGGCCTCCAGCTCGGAGTCGGGCAGCTCGATGCCGATGTCCTTGTACTGCGCGCGCAGCGCATCGACGGCGCGGTTGACCGTGTCCTCGTCGATCACCCGCGCGAGCCGCTGCGGCGCGGTCGTGTCGCCCTCGGCGCTCGTCGCCTCCGGCCGTGACGCCGTGCCGAAGTTCGCCAGGTTGAACACCTTCTCGATCGCCGACGCCTGCGACTCGATGATCTTGGCGTACATCGCGTGCAGCCGCTCGATCTCGCGATCGTGCCGCTGCTGCTCGCGTTCGAGCTGGCGCTCGTGATAGCCGAGGGTGACGATCACGATGCGCCGCCGCCGATCGGGCGCGGGGCACTGCCGCGCTTGGACGTGAGCCAGGCCCAGAGACGCCGATACCAGCGTCGCTGCTCGTGGACGGCGTTCTGGCGCATCAGCCAGGCCAGCAGCTCGCGCCGCGTGACCTTGCGATCCGCCTTCTCGGGGAACCGCTCGAAGTCGAAATACTCGCTCAGCTTCTCCGCCTCGCGCCCCTGCGCGTCGCCGAGTGCGCGACGCGGGGGGAGGCGATCCATTGGCTGCTTCATGCGCCGACCGTGGTCTCCTTGTCGTAGACGCTGACACCGCCGTCGATTGCCTGGAGCGCCTTGCCCAGCCGCATCGACGCGCTTTCGAGATCTCTGAACGCGATCGTGATGTTCGCGCCCACGTCCTGGTCGAACAGCGTCGCTTGGCGCAGCATCGGGTCGCGGCGCATCTGGTCGAGATCGCGGCCGATGTCCTTCAGCGCGCGTCGGATCGCGTTCACGTCCTTGTACAGCTCGCGAGCCGTGTCGCTCGTGACGGTGCTCGGTGGATCGCCCGGCTGCTTGAAGTCGTAGTGCTGCTCGACGTAGCTACGCTTCACCGGCCACACATGCCCGGAGATCGGGTCGTGCGCGATGAAGCCGCCCGCCTCGCCGTTGAGCGTGCCGTCCACGGTCTCGACGACGGCGTCGTCCTTCAGCTCGACGAGGAACACGGGGTTCGCGCGCTTCACCGCTCGACGGCCCTCGGCGGCGATGCGCGGGCCGTCCTCCTGCGTGATGCGCTGCACGCCGACCCCAGCGCGCGCGGCGACGATCTCGTCGATCTCTCGATCGGTCATACTCACACTCCTGTGAGAAAAGTGGAAAGGTTGCTGCCCTGCCCCATGTGCGAGGTCAGGCCCGGCCGGTCGCGGTACAGCGTCTCGACCATGAAGTTGAGCGTCTGCTTCGAGAAGGCGCGCACGTCGCCTGCGTAGTACGAGCCGATCGCGCGCGGCGGCCGGGAGGCGACGCCCACGCGCAGCGCGTCGTAGCCGTCGTCGCCGCCGACGCCCGTCTCCGGGTCGGCGTTCACCTTGAGCACGTCCTCGGGATCGCTCTCGTCGGTGACCATCGCCTCGCACTGCTCGAACAGCCAGCGGTTGCCGGGCGTGTCGAAGAACCGGAGCGCGGGCAGCGCGTCGCGTCCCTCGGGGCCGATGCCGCGCCAGGCGAGATAGTGGCGCAGGTTGTTGAGCCCCTTCTTCCGATCGAGGTTGCCGAGGCGCAGGAAGATCTGATGCTCGGTCATCAGCTCCTCCTGGATGCTCGGCGTGTTGTCGTTCCGATCGCGCCGCTCCTGCATCGCGTAGGTGTCGGTGTCGATGTACTGGAGCTGTTGCAGCTCGGGCACACGCGACTTGATCCGCTCGGCGATCTGATACGGCTTGTGACGACGGCCGCGCACGGTATCGACGACGTAGAGCTGCCCGTCCTCGGCGGCGGCGAAGTGGCAGAGCACCCACCAGTGCGCGTAGCCCCAATCGAACGAGCCGAAGCGCGGCCAGCCCTCGGGCACGCGGAACGGCCGCACCATGTGGACGGCGGCGTTCAGCTCGTCGAGCGCGGTGCCGACACCCGCGTTCCAGTCGCCGTAGAGGAGCTGACGGCGCAGCAGCTCGGGCAGCGTGAATAGCTGCGCCATGTACAGCGGATCGTTCGCGTAGATCGGGTTGTCGAGCACCGTGCCGGGGATGAACCGGCGGCTGAGCACGCCGACCAACCCGTTCGGCAGCTTCACCTTGCGGAGCACGATCCGGCGGCCGTCCTCGCCGCACGGCGTGATGAAGCGGCGCTTCACCCAGGCGTGCCCGGCCTTCCCAGGGTTGCCGGTGCCGCGCCACATCACGACCAGCTCGGGGTCGGGCGAGCGCAGCTCGGCCTGCTCCAAGTCGATCGTTTTCTCGTCCTTGACGTTGCCCGCCTCGTCGTGGCCGATGAACGTCGGCTCCTTGCCCTGGATCTTCGCCACGTCCTCGGGGGTCGCGATCGACTCGAACATCACGCGAGCGCCGCTCGGGAACGTCCAGCGCCCGTGACCGTCGCCGTTCCACGCGGGCTTCTCGGGCATGAGCGGGTACAGCCGGTGCGTGCGCTGCTTCAGCTCGTCGAGCTGCGGGCCGGTCTCGCGGATGAGGTAGCCGTTGTAGCGCGGCCGATGCACCTGGCGCACCGCCTGCGCGACGAGACAGTCGGACTTGCCCGGCCCCTTGGCTCCGCCGCCGAACACCTCGAACTCGGCGGCGTTGACGAACTCGGTCTGCATCCCTGGGAATGGAGCCCAGAGGACGCGCACCGCCGCCGGATCGAAGGCGACCATCAGGAGCCCCAGGAAGAACGCGAGCACGTCACCGATGCAGGCGGCCCGTGAGTCCTCGGCGGTGCATCCCGCCCTGCACGAGCGCCATGCCTTCGACCATGTCGTCCATGTGATGCACCTCGGGCAACCCGTCATCCGTCGCCACGAACAGCGGCGCGGCGCTCTCGGGCGGCGGCGAAGCGCGCTCGACCGGCGCTGTCGGCGAGGGGCTGCGGAACAGCTCCGCGACCAGCAGCTCCAGATCGCTTACGAGGTTTTCCCCGGAATCGTCCAAGAGCACGCGCAGCCGCCGAGCGAGCCGCTGGCGTTCGCGTAACACACGGCTTGCCATCGCGTAGGCGAGCCGTTCGGCCGTCATCTCGAACGACGGCGATGAGGGGGAGGAAGTTGTTGGCGGCATCGAGCAGGTCGGGAGAGTGGCGGAGGAGACCCGTGAGTCGTTCTCGGATCTCCTCGGGAGTGTGTGGCGGGCGGTGCTTAGCCACGCGGGCGGCGACAGAGCCACATCACGACGGCGGGTATCCCGAGCGTGATGATCGTGAACCAGAGCATCAGCGTTGCTCGATGCGAGCGAGCCCTCCGTGCTGCGGCGCGGCGATCGTGATCCGCTGCCGCATGAGCGTTTCATCATGGAGGCGCAGCGCCGCTTCGGTGAGCCCGTACCCTCGGCAGAGCGCGACGAGGATCTGCTCGACGCGCTGCTTCGTCGCGTCGCGCATCTGGATCTTCGGCAGGTTCGCGCAGTACCAGCCGACCGTCTCCGCGATGCAGCACGCCATCGTCGGCCACGACAGGATCTTCGTGCCCGCGCCGATCCAGTCGGCGACCATCTCGTCCACGTCGGCGACCGGCGGGATGAGGATGAGCGTCGCGCCCGTATCCTCGCGCAGCACCCAATGCTGCCAGTGGTGCGAGTTGCGGTGCTGATGCTTGAGCCAGGCGGCGTTGAACGCGCGCAGGTCGGCGTTCGCGAGCACCGGATCGGTCGGCATCGGCCGGTAGAACTTCGCGACGTACGGCGACCACTCGCTCGGGAGGAACTTCGAGAGATCGTGAATGAGCAGACGCCAAACCCACAACGGGCTCCAGCCGTTGATGATGATCCCGGCGCGGAACACGTACAGCTTGTGCAGCAGCACGTAGCGGAGGTAGCGCAGGTGTGCCTTCATTCGGGGTTCGCCAGGTAGATGTAGTCGTCGTCGTGGATCGAGAGATCGAGATCGCGAAGCAGCAGCGTCGCCGCCTCGACGACCGATCTCAACGTCGCATCATCCGC